TCAGTTCTGGAAGCAGGTGAAGTTGAAGGTGACATCGTGGCCGCCCTCGTCGTGGATGGCGATGCCCCACACCTCGCCGCGGTCGGCGGCGCGGGAGACGACGGTGCCGACCTTCTCGACACTGCTGGTGCCGCTGAGGGTCTTGGCGTGGGTCCCGTCGGGCGCGGTCCAGGTGAGCGTGTACTGCGGTTCGAGGCCGAGGTGGGTGCCGCCGCCGAGGAAGCCGTCGAGCTGCTCGTGGCAGTCCTTCCAGGAGGGGCGGGTGCGGGGGCTGAGGACGCGACCGATGCGCGCCTCGGGGCCGGTGGCGGTCTGGGCGGTGTAGGCGATGAGGTGCACGGCCATGGGGTGCTCCCGAGTCTTGGGCGACTTCCCTTATGCCACATAGCTTGGCCTAGCAGCTTGGCCTTTGTCAAGCGGCTAGGCATAGCCAGTTGGCCAACCGGGTGGGAGAATGCCCCTCATGGACACCGCCAAGCTCAAACTCGCAGCTCAGCGATACCGCGAAGCTGAAGCCGCCCTCGATGCCGCCCGCGCCGACCTGCGCACCGAAGCCGTGGCCGCCATGCGCCAGGACCCGAAGCGAGGTGACCAGGCAGAGGTCGCCCGCATCACCGGATGGACGCGCGAACAGGTTCGGCAGGTGATGCGGGCCGCCGAACGCTCGGAGCAGTAGCTCCGGATGCGGCCCGGGCCGCCCTCCCGCAGCCTGGAGTCATGGCGCGCATCGTGATCCAGGAGCCCAGCCCGTCGGGCGGGCGGCGGGTGCGCGTGGACGGCACGATCCTCGGCCTGGCCTGGAGCGACCGGGACGTGCTGGAGTTTCTGCGGCGGGCCGGGCTGCCTGACGCCGAGCCGTTGCTCGATGACCCGGCATGGGTGGAATGGCGCGGCGGACGGCCGCACGACTACGGCGAGGGCGGGCTCAGCAGCGCGTGACGCTCCCCTACCTGCCGGGCAGGTCGTACACCGTGACGTCCACGCCGTGGGCGCAGAGCTGCTTCTCGATCAGCGGCTCGATGCGTGTCCAGTCGCCGCCCGCCAGGCCGGCGCCGATCCGCGGCATGTGCGCGGACGCGCCGAGGTCCAGCGCGTGACCGGCCAGCTTGCCGAGCGCCTCCTCGATGGCCTCGTACCGCACGGGAGGCTGGCCACCTGCTCGGCGGATGCCGTGCTGGCCGATCATGTTGGCGACCCACAGGTTCGCGTGGACCGGCACGAGCTGTACGGCGCCGAGCCCGAAGTCGTTCTGCTCGCGCTCGCGGTACCAGCGCCGGTACGCGGACTCCGGTTCGGGGCCGCGGCGCGAGAGGGCGGTGACGAAGCCTCTCCCCCAGCCGCCGATGTCGTTGCAGACGTGGGCGATGATGCGCGGGTCGGTGCCGGGCGGGGCCGTGGCGTCGCCGACGACGTAGCGGACGGATGTCACTTCTTCTCCAGGTGGCGGTAGATGGTGGGGCGGCTGACGCCGAACTCGTCGGCGATCTGCTGGACGGTGTACTTGCGCTTGCCGTCGCCGCCAAGCTCGTCGTACATCTGCTGCGCGAGCTGGATCTGGCGGGGGCGCAGCTTGGGTTTCTGGCCGCCGGTCCGGCCGCGGGCGCGGGCGGCGGCGAGTCCCTGCTTGGTGCGTTCGGTCATGAGGCTGTGCTCGAACTCGGCGATGGCGCCGAGGATGTGGAAGAACATCCGGCCGACGGGGGTCGAGGTGTCGATGCCCTGGTCGAGGACTTCGAGTTCGACGCCGCGTTCGCGCAGCTGGTCGGAGAGGTCCATGAGGTTGCGCAGGGACCGGCCGAGGCGGTCCAGCTTGGTGATGACGAGGTGGTCGCCCCCTCGGGCCATGAGCAGGGCTTTGTCAAGTTCGGGGCGTGAGGCGAGCTTGCCGCTGAGCTTGTCGACGAAGACCTTGTCGCAGCCGGCCGCGTCGAGGGCGTCCTGCTGGGCTTCGGGGTGCTGGTCGGAGGTGGAGACGCGTCCGTAGCCGATTCGCATGCTCTAGTGTATCGAAAACGGGGGTAACCGTTACGTAAGCGCGGACACGGATTCTGTTACAACAACGGTGCAGGGCGGCCGCGTTGGGCCGAGGTGTCTCATCAACGATCGTTCGCGGACACCTCGTAGGCAGTCCGGGCATGACGAAGACCCCCGCTCCTGGCAAGGAGCAGGGGTCGCGATACGGCATGTTATCGAGGGTGATTGCGGCCCAACTGGGCGCCTCACAGAGCGAGTCGGGGGTCATCCCTCGGCGGCGATGCGTTCCCGGATGGCGTCGAGCTGAGCTTCCATCTCATCGCGGGTCAGCCGGCCGTCGCGCCGGATGGCGCGCCAGGTGTACCAAGCCAGCTCGTAGGCCGCCTTGGTCGGATAGTCGCCGTACTGTGGCTGCTCACCCATTCCCCCAGTATGGGCGACCGCCCGCAGCAAGAACGTCAAAGCGCCCCGCCGCCTGCCGGAGCAGGGGCGGGGCGCTTCGGTTGCCTCAGTGCCAGCTGCGCACCTCGTGGCCGTCGACGATGCGGAGAATGATCGGCGAGTGGTCGGTGCGCGCGGGTGCCATCTGGATAGCCGCCGCGGGCTGGCGTCTGATGCGCCAAGCGACCTCCGCCAGGGCGACGCCGACCGCATAGGCGACAGGGACCAGCAGCCAGAGCAGGAGTTCCATGCCGCCAGGATGGCATGGGCGCTCGTCATCCGGGGGTGCTTGGCGCGTCGAGCGTCTCGGTGGTCGGCGGTGGCGGCTCCGGGGACGGCACGGGCGGCGGCTCGGCGAGGCCGAGGTCCCCGGCGGTGGCGTCGATGCGCGGCTCCGCGGGCTGCGGGGCGGGCTGATCGGGCATGTCACACTCCAGTGCGGTTGTACTCGTCGACGAGGTCGGGCGGCGTGGGCGGGGCGATGCCGCCGGCGCGCATCTGCAGGGTCAGCTCGCCCACGTATCCGGCGAAGGCCCGGACGATCGAACGCAGGCGCGTCGTCTCGGTGCGCAGGTCGCGGATCTCCTCCTGCATGTCGTCGCGGATCGCCTTGAAGGCTTCGAGGTCCCGCTCGCGCTGCGCCGGCTCCGCCGCGGCCTGTGCTGCGGCCCGAGTGGCCTCGGCAGTAGCCGACGCCGCGGCCCGCGTGGCTCGCGCGGCGAACCAGCCCGCCGCCACCATGCCGAGCGTGCCGAACGCGGCCACCAGTCCTGCCCAGATACTCATGCGCCCTTGCCTCTCCGGGCGCGCGGCGCTGGGGGGACCGAGTGCTCGGGCACCGTCGCCGCCCACAGGATGACCCCGACGTGCGAGGTCAGGTACCAGATGGCGGCGTACCCGCCGCGGGGATAGTCGCCACTGACGACGGCGACGGTGTAGGCGGTGGCCCACGTAGTGGGGGGCACGAGAGCGACCGCGAAACCGAGCCCGTCCCTGCCCACCCTGAGCCAGGCGCAGACGAGCATGGTGAGCCCGGCGACGATCCACAGCCACGCCCAGCAGTGCAGCGGCGCCACGCGGGTCAGCAGGTCAAGGCCGATGGGGTGGGGCTGGGGCTCGACGAGGAAGCCCACGCCCCAGGCCGTCTTGCCGGTGCCGAGCACGAGCAGAAAGATTCCGCGGCGGCCCAGATGCTCACGGAGCCGCCGGGCCACCGCACACACTCACACGCCCCGGAGCGGAGCCGACGGCGGGGCGGGCGACACCTGGGAGCGAGTCAGCAGCGTCAGCACGGCCAGCACGAGCGTGTTGATGGCGCCGACCGTGGGCTGGGACACCTCGTAGCCGAACGTCGCAACCAGGGTGACGCCCGCCGCAACGACCGCGGTGAACGCCTGCGGCGCGACCGGCCGCGTCAGGGCCGCGGCGATGGCGCCGAGCACCGCAGTGACCGCGCCGACGATCGCGCCTGCCTGCTCCGCGGTCAGCGACGTGATGCCGAGACTGACGACCAGGCCGAGCACGGCGGACAGGGTGTTGAGGATGACGACAGGCTCTCTGCCGAAGACCTTCATGGGGGATGTCCGTTCTAGGAGGTGACGGTGAAGCCGTGCCGGGCGCCGAGGCGCTGGAGGCTGGCCTTGCCGGGGGTGCCGTCGGCGTCCTTGCCGACGTAGCCGCCGCCGGCCGGGGAGCGCTGCCAGCGCGCGTAGGCCGAGACGGTCTTCGTGCCGAAGGAGCCGTCGACGTAGTCGGCGGGCAGGTAGCCCTCGGCTTGGAGTGCCTTCTCGACGAGCAGCACCTCGGCCTTGTAGGTGGTGTGGCCTTGCGCTGCGGGCGGGTCCTTGCGGGCCGCGGCAACGACGTGCGCCAGCGACACGGTGGGCTTGCTCGACGGCGGTTTCGAGGGTGTCGTCGCGCCGCCGGGCCGCGGGGCGCCCTTCTGCACCCACGCGTACAGCGACGCCCCGGGGCAGGTGGTGGCGTATCCGTCGCGGTGCCCTTTGATCTCGGGTCCGGCGCCGTGCTGGCGGAGCAGGTCGATGCCGTCGCGGATCGCACCGAGCATGGCGTCGGTGGGGGTGACCAGCCCGCTGCTGCCGACGAGGCCGACGATGGCGTAGTGCGCGCGGTTGAGGTTCTGGTTGCCGTTGGCGCCGGTGCGCCGCCCGACGCCGCGGCCTTCGAGGAGGTAGCCGTGCGGGCAGGCAGCGTAGTTGTAGGCGACGTCGCTGTAGTTCTCGACCTTGTTCGCGAGGTGGCTCGCGCGGATGGCCTTCCATTCGGCAATGCACGCGGCGTGGTCGGTGAGCAGCTTGGTGCTGACCGCGGTCCCCTCGTAGTGGACCTTCACGCCCTTCGTGGTCGCCTGCGCGGGCGCGGCCGAGGCGGGCCAGCCGAGCTGTGCCCTGGTGACGAGCTTCAAGGTGGGCCCCTTTCCGGGCATGAAAAAGGCCCCATCGCAGGGGCGTTAGGTGAGGCGGGCCGGGTCAGGTGATGGTCAGGTTCGCCCAGCGGGTCTTGGTGTCGCGCACGCCGAGGTGCGGGTACATGCCGCCGCGGTAGGTGGAGTCGGTGACCGTCACGCTGTTCGGGGCCGCGATGTTGGTGCGGGTGATGATGAGCTGCGTTGCGGTGACCTGTACTTTCAGGTGCTGGGTGGTGCCCGCGGTGATGGCAGCCGTGGCGACGGTGCCGACGCTGGTGGGCGTGCCGCCGGTCAGCTTGTACACGTCGATCGTGCCGTTGCTGCGGACCAGGATGTTGTAGCCGTTGGGGTTGGCCGCTCCCCCGCCCTGGTCGTCGAACTCCTTGTCGCCGACGGACAACATGATCTGCATGCTCGCGGTTGCGTAGTCGGCCACGTCGATGACGAAATCGGTGTCGAGGGTGAAGGCGTTCAGCGGCCCGAGGTAGCCCTGCAGCGTGCTGGTGTAGCCGGAGTTGGCGGACAGCAGCGTGCCGGACGCGTCCTGGACGAACCAGTTCGGGCTGCCGGTCTGGAAGCCGCCGCGGTAGTCGCCGCTGTCGGTGATGGTCGGCATCCCGTGGAAGAACGTCCCGGCGCCGAACAGGTCGGCCGTGCGCATGGGGGTGGTGCCGCGCGTGTACCAGGGGTCGTCCGAGATGACGCCCCAGACGCTGCCCGTGGTGGGCAGCGCGGCGAAGTGTGTGCGGCGGTTGACCGTGTAGACCAGCACACGCAGGCCCGCGGCCGCGGCCGCGTTAATGGCGGCGTTGGTGGCCTGCGAGTAGTCGACGCCGAGGTAGGTGGTGCCGGCGGCGATGAGCCCGGCGTAGGTCTGCCCGGACAGCACGCCGTCGGCGTCCAGGAGACAGCTGGGGATGCCTGCGGCCCGGGCGTCGGCCAGCTCGGTCTCGTTCCACGCCATGATGAGTACGGCTTCGCTCAGCTCCTGGCGCTGGATCTCAGCGACCGCGAGCGCCCCGCTCCCGGCGTTGTTGCAGTGCACGATCAGCGGCACCGTGTTGCCGATGTCGGCGAGCACGTCGGCGAACAGCGGAATGCGCAAGTCGCTGGGCCAGGTGTTCGCGAACCAGGTGCCGGCGTCGATCCGTCCGCGGAGCGCGGCGGGCACCGTGAGCGCCGTCGCCTGGGAGCCGGTGAGGTTAGTGGTGCGGTCCACGGTGGCGTCGTGCATGACGAACAGGCCGCCGTCGGCGACCTTGTACACGTCCATCTCGATCGCGTCAGCGTTCAGCTCCACGGCCATCCGCATCGCCTCGATCGAATTCTCCGGGGCGAGGAGGGAGCCGCCGCGGTGGGCGATCCAGCGCGGTCCCGGCATCGACTCCAGCGCCTCCCATGGCGAGACGGTGGCCGTGTCCAGGCGGGCCCAGAACACCGAGTTGTCGCTGCCGCGTACCAGTGCGTCCCCGGCCTGACCGCCCGCCGGTCGCGGCACGTAGGAGGCGGACAGGTCCGGCAGCTGCGCGGCCGGTACGTGCCCGCCGCCGTCCAGCTCGGCGACGCCGCTCGCCTCCCCGACCACCGACAGCGGTACGGCGTAGGTGTCGACCTGCTGGCGGGCCACCCGGTCGACCTCGGTGGGCGTGACGGCCCAGCGCGGGCCGCCGTCGCCCGGATCCCACCACAGTGCGGAGGTGACGGCGTCCGGGCCCTGCCACAGCAGCCGGCCGCGACTGTCTGTGGTGATGGTGCCGCCGGTGGGGCCGCCCGCCATGTCGAGCAGGTCGGTGACCTGGGAGCCGCCGGTGCGGGCGGTCCACACGGTCCCGGGGCGGCCGACGACCGCGTTGCCCGCGGCGTCGGTGACGACGGACCCGCCGTCACCCCCGTACTGGTAGCGCATCGGTGCTCCGATCAGGCGAGGGGAATGCGGACGCCGTTCAAGCTGATCCAGCCGGTGTTGACGCCGTAATAGGTGAGGGTCCGCCCGGTGGCGACGTAGAGACGGCTGGAGGAGGTCGACAGGTACTGCATGCCGATCGGATAGTCCCCGGACAGGGGGTTGCCGAGCGCGGAGGGGATCGTGCCGACGATCTCGCCGTTGGCCAGTTGAGTGCCGGTGGTCTTCTGTACGCCGCCGCGCAGCACGATGAAATTGCCGCTGTCGACTGCTGCTTGGGGGGTGGTGCCGTAGGTCTCGTAGCCGCTGGAGAGCACGATGTCGGTCCAGGTGATGGAGGTCCACACAGTGCGCCAGGTCGATGCGGTGCGGATGGTCAGCGCCCCGGGACTGTTCAGCCACGCGATCATGCCCGCTGTCGGCGAGGTCAGGGCGGCATCGCGCGCGGCGGCGTCGGCGAACGACATGTTCACCCGCGTCGATGCCCACTCGGCGAGGGCTTGCAGGTCGGCGGGGACGTTGTCGGCGTCGGAGGGTGCCGGATAGGGGGCGCTGCCGACGGTGGTAGTGGGCACGGGGCGGCTCCTTAGCTGGCAGAGAAGCGGTTGAGGACGACGTAGCCGCCGCGCACGGGCAGGACGAACACCACGTCGCCCACCGTGCGGTCGGTGTAGCCCTCCAGGCAGGCCGCGGGCACGGTGGCCCCGCCGACGCTGATGTCGACGGTTCCGTCGCCGTTGACAGCGGAGACGACAGCGGATCCGCCGGTGGGGTTGCTGGCGCGCGGCAGCAGCGCGTCGATGAGAGTCACGTGGTGCCTCCGTCGTCGGCCTTGGTGGATCGGGTCTCGCAGGTCATGGCGCCTGTGCTCGACAGCGTGATCTTGTCGATGATGTGCAGCTCCGCAGGGCCGCCGGTCTTGACCAGCACCACGTCGCCCGGCTCCAGCGCCGGATTGGGGACGGCCGAGAAGGACAGCCCGGAGGCCAGGCCCAGCGAGTTGGCGAGGAGGGAGCGGGCGGCGGTGTCGGCCTGCGCGAGCGTGGTCAGCAGGGGGCTGGAGTAAAACCGCGGCCGGCGGCCGAACGGGCCGTCGACGCGGGTCGGGGAGGTGGGGTCGGTGTCGCGGACGATGAGCGGCCCCACGGGCGTACTGCCGTTGGAGGCGTCCCCGGTCGCGACGATGATGTTGTTGACGCCCTCGGTGGATGAAGACTTCGACGCCTTGATGAGGACGCCGCCGGTCCCCTCGTCGACCGTCCACACCGGCGGGTCGGCCAGGGTCGGCACCGCGGTGACGACGAACTGGCCGCGCCCGTCGGCCCACACCTCCACGCCGATGGAGCGGGCCAGGGACGCGTCGGTGCCGTCGATCGCTTCCCAGCGTTCGCGCTCCCAGGTGGTGCGCGGCACCGCGGCGTCGCGGATGGTGCGGCGGTGCACGGTGGCCGTGGGCACCGACTCCGTCAGTAGCGTCTCGATCAGATCCAGGGCGCTGGAGTTCGCCGGCTCGGTGCGCGGGGCCAGGAACTTGTCGTCCGCCACCACCTTCTCGCGGCCGTAGCCCTGAACCGCGAGGCCGCCGTCAGGGCGTTCGGCGTCCTCAGAGTCGAGGCGGAACAGGCCCTGAGGGACCAGTTCCTGTGACCCGTCGAGGTAGTCGACGCCCACGTCGAGCTGCAGATAACCGCCCCGGACAGTGACGCCGTCCAGGCCCTGGCGGGTGCCGGGCGCCAGGGTGGCCTGCAGAGTGCGGCGCGTCTGGGCAGTCCGGTCAGAGGTCACCGACCACGACAGCAGCCGCGCGGTGAACGCAGGTCCCGCTGGCGGCAGGATGGTGGCGCGGGCGGTCATGCGGTGCGCGTGGCGCAGGGCCGGATCCCAGCGGCGCGAGACGGGCCACACGGCGCTTCACCCGCCGCCCGTGGTCACCGCGTGGTACGTCTGCCCGGTCGCGGTGCGGTCCGCGTAAGTGGGCCACGGCACCGCCGAATCGGCATACGAGCGGCCCGGGATGCGCAGTGGCGTGTCGATGGTGGGCGGCCGGTCCACGGCAGTCATCGGGACTTCCCAGGTCCGGTGCGGGTCACCCGCGTTGCCCGGCATCGTCTCGCTGAGTTTGCCGGGGACCCAGTAGGTGTCCTCGCGCCCGTACTCGGCCCGGGTCTGCGCCAGCACGGTCGTGCCCGCCGTCAGCAGAGAACGCAGCGCGAGGCGTTCGTCCAGCGTCGCCGTCTCGATCGTCACCGTGGACGTCGCCAGTGACCAGACATCCACCCGCATCACCGGTGCCGGGGACCCCAGCACGTCGAATCGCTCCTGCCTCTCGCTGTACTCCAGCTGCGGCCAGGACAGCACGACCACCCGCATCGACAGGCCCGGATCGGTGATGCTCTTGAGCCACACGTCCCGCGGGGTGTCCGGCTCCGGCACGATCAGGGCCACGCCCTCGCTTGGCGTGCCGGCCGCGCCGGAGGCGTCGACCGGGTAGGCATACCACACGGAGGCGGCACCGAGCGGCGCTTCGTGGTCGTAGGCGACCGCCATGCCGCCCGGTGCCCATGCCGCGTCTCCGCCGCGCACCTCGGCCACCGTGCCGTCCGCGCCGACCCGCACGAATCGCACCCGCTGCGGAGGCGGGGACGCAGTCGTGTAGTCGGCGATCAGGTAGACCCCGGCGTAGGCGTCGTCGCGGCGCGCGGTGAGGATGCCGTCCGGGCTGACCGCCTCTACCGGTGGCGTCGGCGGGGCGACGCTCGGGTCGATGACGATGGACACCTATGACCTCCGTCCCGCACCGGCCTGCATGACCAGCGCCTCCTGCTCCTCGCGCACCACTCCGCGGACCATGCCGAGCATCTGGCCACCCTCCAGATAGAGGGGGCCCGACAGCACCATTTCCGCCCGCCCGCCCGCCCCCGCCCCGTCCGTACCGCGCGCCGCGGCCCCGGTCAGGGCATTCATCTGCTGCACGGTGAGCACGGGCTCCGGCCGCCCGGTGCCGTTGTAGGCAAGGTTGAGGCCGGGCTGGAGGTAGCCGCCGGAGTCGTAACCAGCGGGCGGCCGGTTGGCATTCGCCTGCTGGACGCGCGTGATGTTGCCGTACCTGCTGACGATGTAGCGGATGGCCGCCGCGACGTTCGCGACCGGATCAAGGATTCCCCTGCTCCGAAGGGAGTTGGGGACGTAGGCGCTCCACGTCGACGGGATCGTCTGCGCCAGCCCCTGGCTGGGGTGCCCGGACCTGGCATTGGAGTCCCACCTGTTGATCGCCCGAGGGTTCCAGCCGCTCTCCCTGGAGATCAGGGTGTTCATTCCGGCGAGCCACTGAGGCAGGGTGCCGGGCGGCGGCACGTGGGCCGCGGCCAGGGCCTGGCTGATGATGGCCCGGCGCTGGCCTGTGGGGATGGCGCCGCCGAGGGCGCCGCCGCCGGTCAGGTAGGGCATGGGGTCCACCGGACGACCGTTGAGACGCGCCTCCAGGTGGAGGTGCGGGCCGGTGACGTTGCCGGTCGCGCCGACCCGTCCGATCTGCTGGCCCTGTGCGACCCGGGCCCGCAGGGTGGTGAGGATCGCCGACATGTGCGCGTACAGCGACGACAGGCCGCCGCCGTGGCTGATCTGTACGTGCTGGCCATACGGGCCGCCGGTGGCAACTTGGGAGACCGTGCCGGCCGCGACCGCCCGAACCGGCGTGCCAGTCGCCGCGGGGAAGTCCAGGCCGGTGTGCCGGCCGGAGGACCACATGCTCCCGGCGACACCGAAGCGAGTGCCGTAGCCGACGTTGACGGGCTTGGCCCACTGGCCGCCGCCCATGCTCTGCTCATCCTGGCCGCGCAGGAACGACAGGATGCCGCCCGCCACCTTCTGCGGAATTGCGCGCACGACCTTTCCCAGGCCGGTGTCGGCGCCGGGAATCCGCTTCAGAACCCCGTCGACCACGCCCATTCCGGCGCGGAAGAACGGCTCCAGCGCGCCGGCCGCCACGGAGCCCGCGGCCTTGAGGACGTCCTTGCCCCGGTCGACGAGCCAGCCCGCGCCGGACTTGATGCCGCCCCAGATGGAGCCGAGGATGCCGCCGTCCTCCATGAGCTGCGTGCCCGCGGCGGCGTGCAGCGCGAGCGCCCGGCCCCGGTAGCGGGGGTCGGTGGGAATGACGTACTCGGGGTAGCGGGGGTTGCCCTCGCCGACGATCGCCGTCGGCCTGCTGACCTTCATCGGGGCGGCGGCTCCCCAGCCGTCGCCGACGGTGCCACCTGCGGCAAGGAGCTTCGGGGCGGCGGGCAGCTTGCCGAGACCGACCCAGCTGGCCACGCCGTCCCACAGCTTCTTGATCCCGTTGGTGTAGACCCACTTGATCACGAAGTTGACGGGCTTCTTCGTGACGTCGACGACCTGATCCCAGGACTTTTTGATCGCATCCTTGGCTGCGCCGAAGGCCCGCCCGACCAGGCCGACGCCGACCTTGATCGCATCGAAGATCGGCTTGATCAAGGTGCGCCAGACCCAGCCGATCCGATCACCGATCCAGCCCATGACGGGGCGGACGATGTTCTGGTACAGCCAGCTGAAGACGGAGCCCGCTGCGCGAAGTACTCCTCCGATCAGGGAGAACGTGGGCCGGACCACGTAGGTGTGCAGCCAGGTGATCCGGGCGGCGATCCATCCGAGCACGGGCAGGACGATGTTCCGCCAGAGCCAGGAGAAGGCTGCGCCAACAGCTGAGATCGCTCCGCGCACGAGCGCCATCTGGGGGCGGATGAAGTTCTGGTACAGCCATACGGCACGAGCCGCGATCCAGCCGAAGACCGGCGAGATGATGTTCTGCCAGAGCCAGGAGAAGATCGCGCCGACTGCCCGCACGGCGAGCTGGATGGGCAGCAGTACGGCGACCACGACGATCGCGAACAGGATCCGGGCCGCTGCCGAGATGAACGAGAAGACGGGGCTCAGTACGTTCTGCCAGAGCCACGTCGCCGCCGCAGCGATCACGCGAATGGCCGCAGCGAACGCATCGAAGATCGGCTTGAGGACGGTGTTCCAGGCCCACGACGCGGCCGTCTGGATGCCCGACCAGACGGCCTGTACACCGGTGCGGAACCAGGAGAAGCGGTTGTAGGCCCACACGATGCCCGCGACGAGCGCGGCGATCGCGATGCCGATCAGCACGATGGGGTTGGCGCTCATCGCGGCATTGAGGGCGATCTGCGCGATGGTCCACAGCTTGACCGCCACGATGATCAGGTAGATGGCCTGGATCATCCACGGGGCGTGCGTCGCGATGATGCCGATTCCGCGCGCCAGCTCGGCGATGACCGTCAGCAGCGGTCCCGAGATCGGGGACAGGGCCTGGCCGATGCTCAGGAACGCGCTGCCGATCTGCCGCAGCGCGCCGCTGAGCAGGGGGGCCGTCTTGGAGGCGTAGGACAGGAACCGCTCGAACTCTGGGCTGCCCTTCAACGAGGTGCCCCAGTTCGCGAACCGGCCGGTCAGAGCCTGCATCCGCTGGCTGATGTGATCCATGTGCGGCAGGAATGCCTGGATGATCCCGGCCATGCCCTTGAAGATCCGGCCGAAGCTGATGCCGAGCCCGGTCAGGGCAGGGATCACCGATGCCGCGAGATCGGCTTTGAAAGACTTCCACCAGGGGCTCTTGAACCCGGCCGAGACGCGGGCCTGCAGCGCGGTGATGGCGCGCGCCGCGGCCAGCACGAACGGCGTCAAGCCGGGCAGGGAGTTCTTCAGCCCGTTCAGCGCCCGAGTGAAGATCGGCATGACTGCGGGCTGCAGCGACGTGGACCACGCCTTGAACGCGGTGCGCAGCGAGGTGAACGCGTTGAATGTCTCGCGAGCACTCGGGCTGAGCTTGGCGAGGGCCTGCCGGTACTTCTCCTGCGCCGTCGCCGCCGCGTTCGCCCCGCCCGCCGCCGACAGCTCGGCGGACTGGATCTGACGCTGCGCCGAGGCGACGCTGTCCGCTGCGGACTGCTGAGCGGCGACGAGCTGCTGCTGAGCGCGCGCGACGGACCGCGCCCCCTGCTCCTGGACCAAGGAGACGTTCCGCTGGGCAGCGGCGACCTTGTCCTGAGCGGCGGCAATGGCCTGCTGGTTCTGGACCTGCGTCCGCGCGGCGTCCTGCTGAGCCTTCGCGAGGCCCTTCTGCTGCGCGGCGACGCCGCGGCGTGCCGCGGCGAGGCGCTCCTCAGCCGAGCGGACGGTCTCCGACCCGGCGACACCAGCCTTGTCCGCCGTGGCCTTCTCGGCCGCCAGCCGCCTGGTGTCGAGCTGCTGCTCCTTGAGCCGCTGCAGCGCCTGGTCGTAGGCGAGCTGGGCACGCTGCTGGTCCAGCAGGGACGCCTTCGAGCCCGCAGCCCGTGTGGCCTCCAGGCGAGCGCGGGCCTCCTGTACGGACAGCGCCGCGTCCCGCTCCGACAGCTGGGCGTCGGAGAGCCGGTTGGAGAGGTCTTCCAGCTCCATCGCGGCTTCGCGACGGGCCTGGGTGAGATCCTGCTGCGCCTGCCGGGCGGTGCGCTGCGCATCCGCGAGGGACTGCTCGGCCTGCTGGACCCGCTCGTTCGCGGCCCGGCTGCGGTCCGCGGCCTGCTGGTAGGCGTCCGCGAGCGACTGCCGGGCCTGCCGCACCTGGTCGGCGGCGGTCTTGTTGTTCTGTGCGGCCTGGCGGACGGCGTCGGTGACGCCCTGCTCGGCCTGCGCGATCTGCCGGGCGGCATTGCGGTGCGCGGTCGCCAGGGCCTGCTGCGCCCCCGCCATCTGCAGGGAACGCTGCGCGGCCTGAGCGGCGGCCTGCCCGCCGTTCGCGGTGGCGGTGGCCGCGGCGTCCTGCGCCTGCTTCTGCGCGTCCAGGGCGCCTTTGATGCCGACGAAAGCCGGGATCGCCACCGCGGCGAGCGCACCGACGCCAGCACCGGCGGCCACCGCCGACGAGGCGATGGCGCCGATCCCCGCAGCCAGCACCGGAATCGCGGGGATCGCTGCGACACCGGCCAGCGCGACGGTGAGCTGGAAGACCGCCGACAGGGCACCGCTCGTGTCGACGTCGATGCGGGCGGTCTTGCCGTCGACCGCCTCGATCTCGGCACGGACTGCGGCCAGTTCGGCCGACGCCGACGCCGTATCTGCACGGACCTGGACGTTCGGGTGTTCGGCTCCGAGCCGGGTCAGCTCCGCCTCGATGAGACGGATCTCGGCCTTGGCGGCCTCGGCGTCGATGTCGATGCCGATCCGCTTGCCCGCCAGGGTCTCCATCCGGACCCGCAGCGCCTGCAGATCGGAGTCGGCCTCCGAGGTGTCCGCGCCGATCTGCAACTTCGGCAGGGACCGGAACGCGGCCTCCAAGCGGGTCTTGAGGCTGCGGGAGAAAGCCCCGCCGGTCTCGTCGCCCTGCCGGACCGCGGCGGCACGAGCCTGCGCACCACCCTGGGTGATGCCGTTGCTCAGCGAGCCGCGGATCTCGGCGGTGATGCGGCTGCCTGCCTGGCGGCCGATCTCCTCGCCGAGGCGCAGGCCGATGCCGCCGACCTCGCGCTGCATCGAGGCGGCAAACGAGCGCCCCGCATCCCGGCCGGCGTCACCGCCCGCGCGCGAGGCGGCGGGCTCCAGTTGGGAGCGCAGCTGCGCGTAGATGCCCCGGGTGTTGGGGACGACGTCGACCTCGACGGACCCGACGCTGATTGCCACGGGAGCCTCCTCCCGTGCGCTATGCGGCGCCTCCGTTGATCAGGCGGAACAAGGTCTCGGCCGCGCCGTCAGTCATCGTCGCGGCCTTCTTCTTGCGGGGCACGGCGCCCGGGCGGCGCAGCGGCTCCGGCGGCTGTGGCCGGTCGCGCTTCTTCTCGGTGTTCGCCGCGATCAGCACGTACTCGATACGGCCGAGCCGGTCATACACCGCAGCGAGCAGCTGCTCGGCCTGCGACCAGCGGCCCTTTTCCGGCTCACCCGCATTCGCCTGCCGCTCCAGATCCTCGGCCGGCAGGGCGTTGCGCAGGGCCGTCATGGTGTGCGACTCCGGCGGCAGATGCTGGATGATGACTCGCAGCCGCCGCCACGTCATCCGGCCGCGGTACACGTCCAGCAAATCGTGACCGCGCTCCAGAAGGTCGGCTTCTACCGCTTCCGCGTGGTCTTCGAGGACCTGTGCGGTCCAGGTGATTTCCCCAGGTCCTCACCTGCCGCCCCGGCAGCGGCCTGCGCGAAATGGCCGATGCCGTCCTGGTCGGGGTCCAGCTCCACGTAGGTGTCGTAGTCGTCCTCATGCAGCACCCGGCTCATGAAGACGTCCAGCTCGCCTTCACGAAGAGCGCGCAGAGCGCTGGCCCGCCACTTCGTCGCGGGCAGGGCGCGGACCTCCTTGGTGACGCCGTCGTACCCTGCGAGCGGGATGGGGACGTAGGGGTCGTCGGCGGCTTCGATCTCCTGCGCCTCGGCGGCGGAAGTATCGGTCATGGCGCGGGCCTCCTTCTGTCAGCGGCGCGGGCATGGGGGGTAGGTGGGCGGGCCGGGCCCGCGCCGACGGTGTCGGCCCGCCCACCAGCTCAGGACCCGGGATTCGCGGGCGTCGCCGGGACTGAATCCGAGTGGTAGACGGTGTTGCCCGCCGAGTCCGGGTACGCGGTGATGGTGATCTCGTAGCCGGACATCTCGTCCTGCTTGAAGCTGACGTCCGAGCGGTCCGACACCTCACCCTGCGGCACGTAGAAGCCGCGAGCGCTGTCGCCGTCGATAACCAGGAACCACCAGGCGCGGCGGTCCGGCTCGGGCGAGGCCGTCTCGGCGAAGCTGGTGATTCCGCCGACGGGCTCCAGCTCGGCTGCGGGGATGCGGTACATGATGGACTGCACCGCCACCCGCGACGTCTCCCACAGCGTCAGCCCGAACGTCCTCACGCTCTTGGTGATCTGCGTGCGGAAAGGCGAGGTCAGCCCCCACGGCGTGAACTCCTGGGAGTCCTCGTCGAAACCGTAGGTCAGGCCGTCGTCCGAGATGGCGCCGAGCGGCTCCCACGGGCCGGTCGGCTGCACCAGCGGCGACGCCGGCGCGGCCGTTCCGGTGGCGCTGACCCAGCCGCCGCCGTTGGCGCCGACGACCGTCAGATCTGCGGCGCGGGTGATGTTGACCATTGCTGTCTCCAGACATGGAAAAGCCCGCGCACGGGCGGGACAGGGTCCGGCGCGGGCCCAAGTCCGGTCAGGAGACCGGGTGCAGGTAGATCTCGTAGGTGGCGCCGTATCGGCGCAGAGCGGTGTTCTCGTAGGGGCGCCTGGCGGGCCGGGCGACCGTGGCGACTTTGCCGACGACCGCCTCGGGCAGCTTCGAGCCCCGTAGCTCGTTCAGCAGCAGGTGGCGGATCTGCCCGGACATCGCCGAGGCGGCCACGGAGTCCGCGGCGTACACGTCGATGTCCAGCAGGGCGCGCTCCAGGCGCAGCCCGTCATCGTCACCGGCCGGCAGGGCTTCGACCTGCACAACCGGCAGTTCATCGAGCAGGTCGTTGTCCAGCTCGTCGCGGGCGTCGTAGCCGCGCTCCCGCAGCCAGCCGATCAGCAGCGTCTCGACGTCCGGCCAGTCCATCACCGACCGCCCGCGGCAGCGGCCCGCAGCAGGACGTGGTGGGCGTGCACCCGCTCGGTGCCGTACTCGACGAACCTCGCGTAGTAGGCCGCGTTCCGGACCGTTGCGGTCGCCCGGTCCCGGCGTCGGCCGCCCCGTCGGGTGCTGGTGACGTCGAACGACGACTTGTAGATACCCGGATGCGGGTCGGACGGGCCGCCGACCGGGGCGATCGTCACCGCGACGCTCTTGATGACCTCGGCGCGGCGCCGCATCTCCGCCTCGATCTGCGGGCTCTTCAGGAGTTCTCCGACGCCCCTCTTCTTCATGCGGAACTTCGCTGCCAAGATGACCACCTCAACATCGACTAGGGGCGACGTGGACGTCAAAGGCGTGCAGGCGAGCATCAGCTTCGACGGTGAATGGATCACCATCACGAAGAAGGCCATCGGCTCCCGGCCGGTCGACCACCGGCTCAGCGTCCGCAGCATCACCGGCACCACGCTCAAACCGGCGACGCGCCTGGTCCACGGCTACATCCAGTTCCTGCTGCCCGGCATCGAACCGGCCCGCGAGAGCAAGAGCCTCATCACCGGCGGCAGGCCCCCGCAGTCTGATCGCAACAGCCTGTCGATCCCCTACCGGTCGAACGACGCCGCCGCGAAGCTCGTGGCAGCCATCGAGGAGGCACGGGTCCGGCTCAGCCCGTGACCCGGTCCGCCGCGAACTGGACGGGTCCGCGGGTTCCGGTGAAGGGGTTGCGTCCCCAGTCGCCGGGCTCGCCGGTGATGTCGCAGGTCTCGCCGCGGATGCGCACTTGATCGGTGGTGAGCCAGTCCGAGCCGGACGGGGCGTACACCGTCCAGCCGACGATGACGGTGTCCCTGCCCTGCTGCTGCGCGCCGCCCACGGGCGGGGTCTCGGCCCGCGGCGTCACCACGCAGCCCCGGATTGGCGTCTCGGTGACCGGGCCCGGGATCGGCTTGCCGCGCTCATCCCGACCGGGTGACGGGCCGCGCCGCAGCCGCACCACCGTCTCGCCATACGGGTACGGGGCGGGCATTCAGTTCCACCCCCAGCCCGGCTCCCACTCCAGGCCCGGACCGTAGGTATCGTCGATCGGCCAGGTCGGCGACGGGTCCGCGGTCGACGGAGTCGGATCGACGGTGAACGCGCCGCCCCGCCCCGCTGCAGACTTCAGAGCGGACTTGTCGGCCTTCGTCAGGTACAGGCCGCCCGCCCATTGAGGCACCTGCGTCGATGCAGGGCCGAGCGTCTCGTAGGTGGCGTTGGTCGGATTCGTGTAGGCGCGCCCCGCGGCAGCAAGCACCACAACGGACGCTTCGTCAGGAAGTGGCTTGACCACCATCGAGCACAGGCTGACGGCTTGGCTGATCAGGAAGTCCGCACGGGGACCGTCGATCTCCTCTAGCCGCAGGAATAGGCCGAGTTGTTCGGCCGTCGGAGCCACGAACGCCATCGCCACCTCCTATCGGGCCAGGGTCTCCACGGCGTCACACCAGGCAGCCAGATCGGCCGCCGGGTCAAGCTCGGCGGAGCGGGCCTTCGCGCGCTTCGCTGCGAGCCGATACTCGGCAGGCGTTGTGAGCTTGCGCAGCACTGCCTCGTAGCCGTCGACGTCGCCGCGGTCGACGAAGATCCCGGCCTCACCGAGCGACTCGCACAGGCCCGGGGTGGGGTGCGCGACGACGGGGATGCCGGAGGCGAGCGCCTCGACGCCCGCCCGGCCCCACGACTCGTAGGAGGAAGGCATCAGCAGTACCCGGGTACGGGCGAAGACCCGCTCCCGCATCTCGGCGCCGTCGACGTGTTCGACGATCTCGACGTTCGGCAGGTCCGGCAGGATCTGCTCGCCGTAGGCGCCGCGCACCGCGAGGAACTGCTGCTCCGGCATCCTGTGGGCCAGCGCCTCCAGGACGCGCCCGCCCTTCTCCGCATTGCAGTTGATCAGCGTGACGGCCTTGCCGGGCTTCGTGCGGTACTCGTCGGCGAACACCGGAGGGCGCACAATCAGCGACGACTCCGGGCGGACCGCCTTCGGGTACTCGGCGAAGAACAGCTCCGCCTCCGCCTGCATCCACTCGCTGTTGTAGACCGCGAGGGCCGTACCGCCAGCCGCCATGTGCCGGAACGTCGGCGCGTGCGTGTTGTGGCAGACGACCACGACCGGCTTGCCGTAGCCGCGAGCCAGCGCCGACGTCGACGGCACGCACTCCAGGTGCGAAACCAGCACGTCAGCCCGGCGCACCACCGTCGCGAAATCGAGCCGCGCCTCCAGCGGCACGACCCGCACGCCCCGGTACTCGTAGGGCTCGTGAGCCTTGCCGTAACGGGACAGCCACACCTGCACGTCATGGCCGCGCTCCACCAGCGGCCGGAGCATGCTGACGAGCATGTGCTCAGCGCCCGCATTGTGCTCCGGCGGCATAGCGTGCACACGGGCCACGATGGACAGCGGCCTGGCCGCCCCGGCCATCAGCTGCCGCTCGGCGTGCCGGTGAACTTGACGAACGCCTCCGGATCACCGAGAACGAAACCGTAGTACGCCTCCGCCAGCAGGAGAACGAGGTTCTCCTGGAACGCCGAGTGCACGCCGCCGTCCTCGTCGATGTACGTCGCCTCACGAGAGATCTTCACCGAGATGTCCATGCCGACGCCATAGGCGGTCTGCGACCAGTCCCCGCCGATCGCCCGCAGCCCCGAGTCCGTGCTCGTCGACTGGCGCCGCACCTTGCCCGAGACGCTGCGCGAGTAGGCGATCGGCTCACCCACCAGCGTCCCAGCCAGCGCCGCACCCGTGCCGGGCACGGTCGTGTCCACCAGAATCGGCCGCCCGGTCGTGTCCGTCGCGCCCAGCAGCTTGGGCTTGAGACGGTAATCGGCGACGGTACCGGTGTAGTCCCAGTCGTCATCGACGATCTTTTCCATGCCGTCGACGACGTCCTTCCAGATGCCGCCCGTACCCTGCGAAGCCGTACCCAGCGACACCGACTTCGTCGTCATCGCCAGGTAGTCCGCGAACGGGCCGGTGGCACCCTTCATGGTCTTGCCGTGGATCGTCGCCCGGTCGAATGCCCTGGAGAATGCGGTCGGCAGATCCTGCTGGAGCTGCGCCCACAGCCCGGCCGCGTTCGAGTTCGCGACCTCCATGGCGACCGGGATCAGAACGGCGATCTTCTTGCCGGACATCTGCTTGATGTCCATGCCACCCGTGCCCAGGGGCTTGCGGCCTGCGACGTCCACCCAGTCGGCGGTCGGCACATCCAGCGGGACCGGCACCGCCGTATTGGCCGTCATGGCCAGCGGCACCCGGCGGGCCAGCGACATCACCGCCGACGTCTCGACGCTCTTCTCGAAGATGGGCGCGACGATCGTCGGCGGCAGGAAGGTCGGGTTGATGTCCGACAGCTTGATCGGATCGGTGTGAGCCATCAGGGGCTACCTTTCTCAGCGGCCCCCGTTGAGGGCCTTCGTGAGCCAGCCGGCGAACTCGTCCTCCGGCTTCAGGGATGGTCGGTTGCCGTTGCCCGAAGAGCCCTGCGTGCGATCCGGTCGCGGCGAACGCGGCCCTTCGGCGGACGGCTTCGCCAAGTGCGGCTTGCGCTTGAGCAGGTCGGCGAGGCTGCGGCTGATGCCGTCGGTGTCGATCTCGCCGTCGGTGTCGACGAAGGAGTCCAAGTCGAGGAAGGCATGCGCGTCGTCCGGATCGGCGAAGTTGCTCGCGGCCAGGGCGCGCACCTCAGAACGCACCGCACGCTGCTGCACAGTCCGGATGCGGTCCTGTGCCTCAGCGAGCTGTTCGTTGAGGCGCTCGGCCTCTGACTTCTGCGCGTCCTCCAGCTCCTTCGCCTTGCGGGCGAGAGGCTCCAGCTCCTTCAGGCGCTCGCGCAGGCTCTTGGCCTCTGCGTTCTTCTTGCTCAGCGCCTTCTTCGCACGCTCCGCGTCGAACGGCTCCTCCTCGGTACCCTGGTCCGCCTCCGGGGCGGTCTCGGGCTCCTGCGGCTCCTCGACGTCCTGCTCGGGTTCGGTCTCTTCGGGCATGGCTGTGTCGCCCTCCAGGGGCTGAGAAAGGCCGCCACCAGGGCAGCCGCGGGGGTTGGTCAGTGCGCTTCCGGCAGCGGATGCCGGTCGTGCTCGGCGAGCGCCCGCCTGAACAGGCGGAGCTGGTCGCCCGAGTGGCCCGCCGCGTACTCCTGGTACAGGCGGTCCCACTCCGCAGCGTGCGGGGACAGCTCGAAGCGCTGCCCCCGGAAGACGGGAACGATCGCGCAGTGGCAGTTGTCGTGGAACTTCACGACGGAGGCGTCACCGCTGAACCGCTCGTCGGCCTCGCGGCCGGCCGTCCCGGCGGTCTTGTAGACCGCGCCCCGGCTGGCCATGAGCTTGCAGAACGAGCAGCCGCCCAGGGCGGCGGCCCGCGCGTAGGCGACCGCATCGCGGTCCCGGGCGACGGCCTGCCGGACCACGTCCCGCCCCTGGTCGGTGATCAGCTTCTGCGCGACGGCCTCGGCCTTCCGCTGCGCCTGCTCCAGGCGCGTGGCCAGCGGTTCGAGCTGCGCCTCGGTGGCCTGCTCCGGTTCCCGCGGCCACAGGTCTTTCGTCGCCCACCGGAGCGAGGCATCGACCTGCTCGTCCGGCGGCGGGTCCAGCAGCGGTACCGCGAACCGGCCCGCGGCGGCAGCTGCGAGGCGCTGCGCCTCGTAGTAGTCGGCGGCCAGCGACTGTGACGCCTGCCCGTACTGGCCTACCAGCTCACGTATCGCCTCGATCCAATCCGGCAGCGTCGCCCGCAGCCGCGACGGGACGATCAGCCGTCGGAGCCTGCGCATATCCCGCACGAGCAGGCGTGTCAATCCGCGCTGCGCCGCCCTCTGTCGGTCCGCAGCGCCACCGTCAGAGACCGGGGTTGCCACCGTCGGCTCCCGGCTCCGGCGACTGCTGCGCGTCGTCCTGCTCACCCAGCTGCGCCAGGCGGTCCAGGACCTGCGCGCCCCGCGCCCGGCGGCGCTCGGCCGCCACGCGACGCCGCTGGTCCTCGGTGAAACCCGCCATCTCCAGCGCGACGTCCGAATCCGTAGGCAGCATTCCCGACTGCACGAGCTTCGTCGCCGCGTCCACCTGTGCCGCGACGGTCGGCGTCGCCGGGTTCCGCCACACGCACTCGATGCGCCGCTCCTTCGGTGGCGGCTCACCGTCCCGGACCCACAGCGCCAGCCTCATGGCGTCCCGATGCGTTGCCGAGAACCGGCGAATACGCCGCTCGGCCTTCTTGATCTGACGGTTGTCGGCGAAGCGGATCGCATCCGCGCTGGCCGGGTTGTCGCTGGTGTAGCCGAGAACGTGCGGCGCCACCGACATCTGCGAGCCCATAATGCGGGCATACAGATCGATGATCTTCGTTTGCCCCGAGGGATCGTGCGCCGTGAAGGCGCCCACCGTCGGCACGTTGCCGTCCTCGTCGCGCTCCAGGGCCAGGACGCGGCCGATGTAGGTGTCCCAGGCGCTCTTGGCGTTGCCCTCGGCGTCCTGGAACGCGGATTCACTGGCGCCGAGGATGTAGCGCTGCGGTGCCCCGAAGAACTCCGCCGCGACCTCGATGCCCATCAACCGCCTGCACGCCGCGTCCGTGATGCTCATGACGTCCGGCGTGATCTCCGGTTTACCGACCCGGTCGGCGGTGCGCTGCCGATTCGCCATCCGCAACACCGGCACCACGCCAAGACGGTGCTGGTCCCGGTCGAAGACCTCCCACCCGCCCTCTACTTCGGCGGCGTGGATCGTCTCATCGGGCAGGTACAGCGTCACCAGACGCACGCCGTTCTCGACGGACTCCCGCAGCGCCGCCGTCGCCATCCGCGACCGCGCATCCCAGAACATCGTCATGTCCAGCGGCGATTCGAACGTAATCAGCGGCGGGCAGTCGCTGCCACCACAGTCACCTGCACCGACAGCCACATACTCACGGCCGTAGATGAGCGCATCCAGGTGAGCCAGCGACGCCTCGTCGAGCAGATCATTCGCCTCGACGATCTCCTCCAGTTCAGAAGCATCCGAGCCGTCCGCCCACCGGAACGCCTCCAAATCCAGGCGTTCCTCCAGCGACTCCACGCCGATCCGCGGCCACCCGATCACCGTGTGCAGGGTCTTGAGCTGCGGCGGGATGCTGATGCCCAGATCTTGGACGATCTGCTCGCCGTCGAAGTACGCATCCAACAGCTCCAGCCGGAAGCGGTGTGACAGCAGATCCGTTCGCAGCGCCGTGACCAAGTCCAGCTCGTCCGGGCTCAGCGACAACAGTGGCAGCTCGGGAATCGTGGCGGTCATCGCAGCACCACCACCCTTCCCTTGCCGGGCCGGCCGCGCTTCGCCCACGCCGTCGAGTTGAGCATCATCCGGCGCAGCATCCGCGCCCCGATCGCGCACACTGCCACGTCGACCTTGCGAGCCGACTCTCGATGCTCCTTGCCGATCGTGTAGCCCCACTGGTTCGTGCGCCGCCTGGCGTTCGCCACGTGCTGTCGCAGTACTCGATGCCCGTCATGGGCCAGCTGCCGCTCCAGGACATCCCGGTAGAAGCGGTCCACGGCTTCCGTGAACGCCTGCTGACGGCGCCGGTCACGCATGTCCCACAGCACCGCGTGGCGGTTCACGCCGCCCGTCACCGCCTTCAGCTTCAGCCGCTTCCCGTACCGCTGCGCCCACGCGTCGATGTAGCCGTCCCAATACCGCTCGCCATCAGCGTCGTCGTGGCCGGCGCCCGGGTCGGCGAAGAACGCGATCGGCCGGTAGTCGGCGAAGACCTGGTCCACCAGTCCGTCCACCTCCTCGCGCGGCACCCGCCACGGCACGTCCTGCGGCCAGTTCGCCGGCCGCTGCCACACCCCGAGGGCGGTGACGAAGCCGTCCGACATGCGGCAGGCCGCCAGACCCGTGGCGTCGTCACTCTTGGAGCCGTCGAAGAACAGGACGATCTCGTCGTGCGGTTGCAGCTCGGCGTCGTCCTGGCGGCAGGCGTCCCACTCGTAGGGCGCGAGGAACGCGTCCTCCGCAGCGACGATCTGGTTGAACCAGAACCGCCGAGATCGCGACGGCGGATTGCGCACGTCGAGGATCGACGCCTTCAGCCGGTCGATGTCCAGCCAGACTGAGTCCCCGCGGACCGCCTTCAACGTCGGAACGATCCACTCTTCGGTCAGCTTCGCCTCGGCCGGGGCCTCCAGCGAGTCGTAGAACAGGCCGGTGTCCGCCGCGCGCCCCGACTCCGTCGCCTCGAACGCCTCTCGGGTGCGCTCGGCGACGCTGTCCTCGCCCGGCTCGTAAGCGTTGGTGTTGGCCAGCGTCCGGGACTGTCCGTCCGCCGACTTGGTGGCGTTACGCTCGATGACCGCAGCCATCTCGTGCCCCTGGTTCGCCTCCACCCAGTGGTGCGTCTCCCCCAGATTCACGGCCGTCGGCCGGCCGCCCTCCAAGGCTCGCGGAGAACTGGTGACCGCTTCGATCCGCGCCCGCCCCTTGTCGGCGTAGATGATCTCCTTGCCGAGGTCGATCCGGTATTCCTCGATCGCCCGCTTCGACAGGATCGACGGGAACAGCGTCATGGTGTTCCGCGTCTGGTCCTGGCTCACGGCCGCGATCTGCACCCACGCCGCCGGATGCTGCTGCCCCAGAGGCTGCCCGGCCGGTACGCCCCACTCGTTGCCCTCGTCCGCGACCTCGCCGAACCGGCACGGGCCCACGAACTCGAACGCGCTCCAGGTCGCGATCAGTGGGTCCTTGCCCCAGCCTTTCAGGCGCTGCACGACCCCGTCCCGCCACAGGAACCGGTTCGTCGCCGGGTCCATCGCGTACCACCACAGAGTCAGCCGGGCCTGCTCGGGCGTGTAGCGCCACGGCTTGCCCGCGTAGTGCTGCAGGTAGGTCGCCGTCCAGGCCAGGCAGTGCCAGCCCAGCGTGTACTCCGGCAGCAGGAACCGCCCATCCGGGCCGCGCTTCCACGTCGGACCGATCGTGAACGGCTCGACGACCTCAGGGACTGTCTCCTCAGCCGCCTGCGAGGTCACGGTAAGCATCCAGCGGCTTCACCGAAGCCAGCTGCGGCCCGGCTGGCTTGCGCTCCAGCTCGATCCGCGCCCGGCGCCGGTCGCCCTCGGTCGTCAGCAGCCGCGCCATCACACTGTCGAGCGCACTGACGTACTGGCCGTTCGGCGGCCGGTCCGAGGACAGCCCCCGAGACATCAGCTCCGCCGCGTACCGCGCCATCGCCCAGTCGGACGGCTCGTAGAACGCTGCCTGTCCCGAGTCGCGCAGAGACAGGTACCAGTCGGCGGCGATCGGGTGCCACGACGGATCGGGGTCCGGCAGATCGGGCAGGTCCACAGGCGCCCCAGAGGGGGCCTGTACGACCTCGGGACCGCCGTCCTTGTTCCGGCGGCGGCGCTCCTCGCTGCGCTTCGGAATGGGTCCGTGAGCGCCCATGACGACCTCCAGGGTCACAACGCGCCACCAGGGCGCAAGGGGCGGAAACCATCAGCCCCGCCCTGGGCGCCACCAGGGCGTCAGACCAGCGAGGCAATCACACCGGCCGCGTCCTGCAGCTCGGCAAGTTCAAGGGGCGTACCGGAAACCCGATCGCCCACGATCATGTAGCGGCGGTCGGAGTACACCTCAACCGCCTTCTCGCCACAGCGAATCCGGCGACCGGCCGGGACCGAGCCGCGGAACCACAGGTGCAGCCCCGATCCGGACCGGCCGCGCTCCATGTACGTCGCTGGCAGCGCATCGACGATCCGCTGCGCCCACGGCAACACCCGGCCGTTCTCGACTGCGTGATCCAGGTCGACCACGACAACGCCGTCGCCAGCAGCCAGCACGTACCCGACGCCCTCGCCAGCCGATGACCGGGCCGCCGTCGCGAAATCGGACCAGCTCGACGGGTCGGTGACCGAGGCGAACCGACCGTCGGCGCGCAGCGGCACCTTCCGCGACGAGTAGCGCACCCAGCGCGGACGCGCCGTCAGCTCCGCCGGAACGCGGGCCGCCTGCTCGGCCGTCACCCGTTCCCGCTCCACGCGGCGCCGCTCGCGGTACGCCGCCTGCCGGCAAGCCCCGCCGCAGTACCGCGCGCCGGCCCGCACCATCAGCGGCAGGGGGCCGGCGCAGCGCTCGCAGGTGGCTCGGCGGACGGCGGGGGTGGTAGGCATGCATCCAGAGTAGCGCCGAAGCGTTACGGATACAGCGCGTTGACGTGCGGCGTTACTGACTCGATACCGGATGGCGCCGAGAGGCGATGGTGGGGCGCTTCGCTATCCCCGCAGGTCAGCGGCCTAGGGAACCCGTACAGACGGTCAGGTGCTATACGGTCCCGATGGCTGTGATCACCGGGGAGGGGGATCACCCCCCAGGGGTGATCAAGGTGTGCGGATCATGCGGACCAGCACTCGAAGTCGATCTCTGTCGCCTTGATCGCTTCCGCTGCGAGGGTCCGCACCAGTGGATCACTCGACGTCTGCGCGATGACCTTGAGCACATCACGATAGAGATCATCTTCGAGTGCATGAGCTTGCTCATCGTCGCTGCTCGCACGCTTGGTGATCAGTGACGATGCGGTCGCGCACATGGGAGACATCCATGCCTGCCTCCCTCGGTGCCCTACCCGCGCTGGCCTGCCCCTCAGGGTGGGTGGCTACCGCCTGCGCCTGCTGGCCTTGGCGTGCTGTGAGGTGGTGGTGCCTGTGGCCTGCATGTGCCTGAGCTGGCAGTAGCCCTTGGCCCTTGGTCCCATGTACTTGGACACTGCTCGGACACAGCGCTTCCAGTCTCCTGGTGTTCCCCACCTGATCTTGGCTGCGCCTGCGCCTGATGACCAGTAGTTGCGCAGGGTCTGGGCGTTGCCGCCGCGCTTGCTGCCGCGTCCCTTGCTGGCCACGTGGATCACTCCTCGGGCTGGTCCTGGGTGTCGTCGATGCGGGTGATGGTGGCGCCTGCGTGTGCGGGGATAGCGAGGCATGGACCGTGCGCGTCGGCGAGTACAGCCCACCCGTCCGTGATGGTGAGGGTGAGGTCGGGGTCCTCGACTAGGATGTCCTCGCCCTGCCCCTTGGGGTGGGTGATCAGGTACCGCATGCCCGCCTGTCCTTAAGGAGGCCGGGCGACGGGGCAGGTGGCGCCGTGATGTCCTCGGTCATGTTGTGCCCGTGGTCTGGATGACCGGCCTCGAAGATGCACCGCACGGGACCATCCGCCGTGTTCAGCGTGCGGCGGCAGCGGTAGGGCGTGGAGCGTTCGAGCTTCACCGTGAGGCGCCAGCCTGGCCAGATCTTCATGCTCACCTCAGCCCCGGATGCTGCTCTGGCGGTCGTGTGCGGCCGGGCTTGGTGCGGGGTGCGGCGTTGCCCTCGGCGGACGACTTCCGCCCGTGGCACTCAGCGCAGACGCCTTGCAGCCGGTCCTCGGCGTGGTCGTCGGTCTTGGCCTGGATGTGGTCGCAGTGCGTGGACGGCCGCATGCCGCACAGCTTGCAGATCGGATCACGAGCCAGGACACGGGCGCGAATTGTCTTCCATCCGGGCGGGAGGCGCTTCACGCGGTCCGAGCCCTGCCAGCCGCCACTCACACCGAGTCGCTTTCGCACGCCCCGTCGCAGGTGCAGTGGTCGCCGCCGTCGTCCGTGTAGCAGAACTGCCTGGGCTTGACCGCCTTCTCGTCGCGCGGTCTGATCGCGGACTTCGCGGCCAGCACCCCGTACTTGTAGCCGTGCAGCCACACGTCCGGGTGCTCCTGCTGAGCGTTCATGACCTCGGGCTCGGTGGGCATGCTCCGGACTCGGCTCAGGGCTTCGTCGAGCGCGGATGCGTGCGTCAGGTGTTCGCAGTCCTCGAAGCGCGTGGGCCATCCTTCGGTGAGCCAGGCGGGCGCCACGCCGTGGTCGGTCCAGCCGCAGTGACGTTGCCCGATCTCATAGCCGTGGCGAGCCCACATACGGGCTTCGTCGCGTTCGGCCCGGAGGGAAGCAACGTCGCTCTCCGGCGGCTCGCCGTGAGCGGTCAGGTCGTTCGCGGGGATCTCGACGGTCTCTTCGAAGACGAGAGTTGTGCGGGCTCCGACCTTCTGGGCAACAGCGGCGAACTGGTCCACCAGTTGCGGCATGCCGTCATGCTCCGGCCCGAGGATGTAGCGCTGCGGCTCGAACTGGTCGATGACGAGCACGAACGGCGTCTCGTCGGTGCCGTTCTCGCGGTAGATCGTGGGCAGTTCGAGGATCTGGATGCGGGCCATCGGCGCGGGCCTTTCGCGGTCAGGCGTCTTCGGCGCGGATGCTGATGCTGCGGGCGAAGACGGTGAGGGTGACGGTGACGAGGTCGCTGTCGGTGATGTCGTGGATGCGGATGTTCGCGCCAGCCGGGATGACGACGGAGGCACCGTTGATGCGGATCTCGTTGGGTACGAGGACGCCAGCCTCGTCCGCATTCGTGCAGCGCTCGATGATCTCGATGTCTGCTCCGCGCTTAGCCACGGCGCGACCACCACCAAACCCCAAGCGTGTGCCCCCGCATGGCCTCGACGCCGCCGCCGAGGTCGGCGAGCACGGTGTCCATGTCGTCGGCGTCCCAGTGGTGGACGTGCTCCTCGTGTGCGTTGCCGTCGATCTCGCCCTGGGGCGCGTCGACGATCGGTACGGACACGAGGATGTGCCACGCCCCGGCCGCCTCGATGCGCTTCAGCAGCGCCACAGCGTCCTCGCGGGGCATGTGCTCCAGCACGTCCCCGCAGATGACCAAGTCCCGGTGGTAGAGGTGGCCGGGGGCGCGGCGCGCGTCGAGGTGGTGCACCTCGTCATACTTGGCCTTGAGCTTGTACCGGCCGATGTACGGCTTGTGGACCTCGACGCAGGTCCACCACACGCCCTCGTGGGCGGGCCGCAGCAGCTTGGCGTAGGTGCCGGAGCCGGGACCGACGTCAGTGACCGTGTCGGGCTGGTGGCGCTGGAAGCGTTCGAGAGCCCAGTCCTTGCCCTCGTCGATGCTCGTGGGCATGAACGCTCCTCTCGGTGTGAAGTCCGCCGCCCGGTGCCGCACCGCGTCCGTGAAAGCACGGTGGGGGCTCTGCCCGGACCCCTGCCGGGCGGCGGACGTTGGGGTGCCTGCTGCCCGGCGGGCCGCCGTGGTGCCGGGCAGCAGGCGGGGCCCGCCCTGGGGGGGCGTCGGGCCCGGTCGGGGGTCGGGCGGCGCTACGGTGGATCGATTCCGGCAGACGGCGAGGAGCCCGCATGAGCAGCGTGACCCACATGTTCGTCATCGTCGGCGACAGTGCGGACGACGCGGCCGAGGAGGTCGCGCCTCGGGTTGCCGATGCCATCGCCGCGTTCATTCCGGAGGCGGGCGCGCTCCCGGTGATCTCCGGCCAGCATGACGCCTGGGATTCCCTGCAGGGCGGCAGCCGGCCCGGCGGAGGGGCGGTCATCTGGTTCGCCTGGAACTACGCGCGCCCTCGTGATCTGGAAAGTCACTTGCGCGACCGGGGCTTCGAGAACATCACCGTGTGGTCGCAGCACGAGTTGCAAGGGCTGCCCCCGCGGGTCACGAGCTGGTGACGGGTGCGCGCTGGGGTGTGGGCCGGTAGGTGGCGGCGAGGGCGCGTATCTCGGGCAGGGCGTACATGGTGCGCGCACCATGGCCGAGTCCGGTGGGCCGGCCGTCGCCCTGGAAGCGCTGGATGCGGCCCCTGGACGCCCATTTGCGGATGACGGTCTGGGGGACGCCGGTGAGGCGTTCGGCGTCGTGGGCGTAGACGAGGTCGTCGGGGAACAGGTCGTGGGGCCGCACGGCACCTCCCCGGCATGCAGAAAGCCCCCGACGTCGCCGGGGGCTCTGGTGGTTGAAGGGCACACTACTGGTGCCTGCGGTCACTGTGACATAGCGGTGATCGGCGGTCAAGCACAGACGGAAATCAGCCCCGCTCAACGGCTCCCGAACGTGGCAACCATCGCGTCCGGCGAGTTCTCCAGCGGGTCCACGCCATTTTCGCGGCACAGGAAGCAGCGGTACCCGAGCTGCCCCTCCGGGGCCATGTACAGGTCTGCGTCGCAGAAGTACTTCCCGCAGCCATACTCGTCGCCGCCGGGCGTCTCCCCGCACAGGGCACCCATCCCGCGCAGGATCGTCGCCATGCAGTCGGGCTTGTCACACAGAGCCTCGACACCGTACCCGGCTTGGATCTTCTCTCCGTCGCGGTAGATCTCGTAGTAGGCGTTGCCCATGGCCCCTCCTCAGTGAAGATCGATGTCGGTCCGGCCGAACCACTTGGTGCTCGCGTGCACCGTCTGGTTGATGTTGTACGTGTCGCCGCCGCGGCGGCTGGTCTTGAGGAGCAGCACGATCAGGATGGCCCATCCGATGAGCCCCGCTCCGGCGGCGGTGGCGGCGTCCACGATCTGTGCGGCGCCCCAGCCGACTCCGGCGGCGAGTGCCCCGCCTCCGATGCCGCCGCCGAGCAGGCGCTGTGCGAGCGGATCGAGGACGGGCTGCGGGCTCAGGTCGCGGGGCGGGGTGGGCTGGACGGGCGCGACTTGGCTGCGGCGCATGGCCACCGGCTGGCCGTAGGCGTCGACGGTGTACACGACCGGGTCGTGCTCGCCGTACAGCTCGACGGGGCCGGACAGGGGTGCTTCGACGGGCCAGCCGGGCAGCTGCTGCCCGCCGTACTGGTGCTGCGGGTCGGGCAGCGGCTGCGGGGACATAGCGGTGCGGCTCCTTTCAGGGGCGGTTGCCGTCGGTGCTGGCGAAGGTCTGGGTGAAGGCGTCGCGGCCGGGCATCGCGTCGATGGCGGCCTGGTGCTCGGGGTTGATCCAGCCGCCGAGGTGGCACACGATCCGGTCGCCGCTGACGGTCCACGCGGGGTCGGCGCTGACGGCCTTGTGCGCGTCGGCGGGGCTGGTGAAGTGCTGGGTGAATCCTTCGTCGCCCCAGCCAGCGCCGCAGACGTCGCAGCGGGCCACGTAGCAGGCGTGCGTGGTGACGGGCATGACGGCTCCTTATCGCTCGTCGGTGTCGTCGGTGGGCTGCGGCATGGTCATGGAGAAGGTGACGGTGAAGTCGCCGTCGCCGTCGTCTTCGATCTCGCTGCCGGTCTCCGGGTTGATCTCGGGCATGGTCGGCTCTCCTTAGTGGCGGGCGTTCTTGATGTCGTCGTCGGTGGCGCCGGCCGCGCGGGCTCCCGCGACGAGGGCGTTGGCATCGGCGGCGGCCTGGTCGGCCTGCGGGCTACCGATGCCGTGTTCGTTGACGGCGTCGACGAGGTTCTGGACACCTGCGGCGGCGATGGCGGCGGCGTTCTGGGTGCTCATGGCGGTCTCCTTTCAGGCGGCGGTGGGGGCGGGCACGGCATCGGTCATGCGGGCGAGGTGGCCGGGGGCGGCGCCGAAGCGGCGGATGGTGACGGAACCGGCGCGGAAGTCCCACCGGAACAAACCCACGACCAGGTCGCCGACGACCGCCTGCGCCAGGCCCGCGTGGTCCAGCTCCTCGTCGAGCAGGGTGATGTCGAGGGGGCCGAAGACGGTGACGGCACGGTCGCCGTGGTAGACGACCGCCTCCTTCGGCTCGGGCACCACAGACACCGGGCAGTCGAGTTCCAGCTCGACGGTGTACCGGCCGGGCGGGTAGACGGCCTGATGGTCGACGGTCTGCTGGCGCATCTCCCCCAACAGCCGGTCCTCCTCCGGCGTGCGGGTGCCGTCGACCGGCATGCTCATGTGCACGGACACGAGGTCTCCTTCGGGGTTCGGCGTCGGGCGGGGTGCCCGGCGTCCTCCTCACCGCCCGTGCGAGACGGGCGGATCGGGGGCGGCCGGTCAGCGGCGCCACCAGGAGACGCGCTGCTCGGCGGCGGCTACGGCGTCGTTCGAGGCCAGGTACTCCTCGCTGTTGGGGTCGGTGTCGGCATTGTTGAAGCGGGCGTTGTGCTCGGCCTTCTTGGCCTTGTGATCCTCACGAGCCTGCTTGGCTTCGCTGCGCTTGGACATGGGGTTCCTCTTGATGGGTAGATCAGGGCGGTCGGTCAGCGGCGGGACTTAGCTACTACGTCGGGGCAGCCGTTGCGCATGTGGTCCAGGCATGCCTCGCAGTCCCCTTTCGTCGGCTGGTAGCCGGAGGACCAGATGTTGTGCAGCACGTGTGCGTGGTGCCAGCACTGCGGGCACTCGCCAGGCGGCGTCTCCATGACGGTCAGGGCTCCTCTCGTTCCTGCTCATAGCGGGATCTTTCGGACTGGTGTGACGCAGGGGTGTGACAAGGTGTGACGTCACGCGTGACGGGGGGTGTGACGGGCCTCGCGCGCACGTAGACCCGGACTCTCGGACTGTGACGGTGTGATGCTGTGACGTCACACCGTCACGGTGTTCCGGCAGGTCAGCGGGTTACGCGGGCTGAAGCTGCGCTGTGACGATGTAGTACTCGCCCGCCTTGGCCGCCGGCCGCAGCAGGCCCTCGTCGGTGGCCTCCGCGATGGCCTTCAGGGCCTTCGAGGTCCAGGAGCGGCCCCGTCCGCCGATGTGCTTCGGGTACCGGGCGGCGACCTCGCCGGGCCCGATGCGTGTCTTGCCTTCGGCGGCCAGCTCGACGAGCAGGTCCTTGAGTGCCTGCATCGCCTGCTCCTTGGTCATCTCCTGCTGTCCGACCGTCGGGTCCAGGTCGAAGTCGCCGGCGAGTTCTTCGCAGGGCTGCTCCACGTGCTCCAGCAGCTCGGGGTCGATGGGCGGGAGCTGGGCCGCTACGCGCGCTGCCGCGCGGCGGTCTTCGTCGTCCGGCATGTCGCGGCCTTTCGTGAGGTGGTGGGTGGGCAGGGCGGTCATCGACTTGGTCAGGCCGCGCTGCTGCTGGTACTCGGCGAAGACGGGGCCGAGTGCCTTGGCGGTGGTCTCGTCGATGGGCGTGCGGTGCGGCTTGTACGCCTCGATGACCTGGGTGAGGTCGGCGTCTTCGTAGTCGAAGGTGCGGGCGGGGGTGGCGATGCGGTCCTTGGGGATGCCGGGGCCTTCGGCGTAGAAGTAGCCGACGCAGTCGTTCTTCCACGCCTCGGGTGCGGCGCCCGCGTCCATGGCCTCGTCGGACAGGCTGAACTTGGCGTCTGCGGCGCTTTCCAGGCCGAAGGTCACGGCTCCGCCGGTCTGGGCGCGCACGTCGGTGTCGACGTTCTTGTACGACCAGCGCTGTGCGGACAGGACCAGGGAGACGCCGAGCGAGCGCAGTGTCTGCGCGGCGTCGGTCAGGTCGATGCCGCGGCGCAGCAGGCGCGGGATCTCCTCCAGGGAGAAGACGATGTAGGGGATGCCTTCCTTCTCGAACGCTTCGGGGGTCCACTGGTCCAGGCCGAGGCGGGCCAGCATGTCGCCGCGAACCTTGGTGACGTCCTCCAGTCCGAGCAGGATCTGCTCGATGTGGTCGACGTCGTCCGACCAGAACTCGAACACGTCCTGGCAGGGGCCGACGGTCTGGGCGCCTTTGACGGGGTCACCGCCGATCTGGGCGACGTCGGGCCGGGTGAACAGGTCGGTCCATGCGAGCTTGGCCATGTGGGACTTGCCGGAGCCGTTCATGCCCGAGGTGCGCCAGTGGGTGGCGTTACGGCAGGCCTTCTTGTCTCCGGCGAACCACATCGGGACGAACGGCCCGTCCTCCCACAGCCCGATTTCGACGGGGGCGTGGGCGACGGACAGCCCGGCGTTGCGGGGGCCGCGCCAGCGGGTCGGGTCGGTGAGCATGTCCTCGGGTGTGAGCGTGACCCGGTACAGGCCGGAGTCGCGCTGGTCCTGCTGGACGCGGGCGGCGTTGGCCCGCATGCCGAAGACCGGCGGCAGCTTCTGCACGGCCTGCTGGACCTCGTCCGGCGTGGCCTGGCCGCGCTCCGGCTCCAGGGTGAGGCTGACCTTGTTCGCTTCGGCCTTGACGTCCCGGACCTTGGCCTTGGCCAGGTTGATCGCAGCCATGATCTTGCTGTCGCCACTCTCGCCGGACGGCCGGTCCTCGTTGGCCCGGGCGGTCTTGCGCAGGTTCCATGACACGGCCGTCCCGGCCGAGGCCAGCACCATCGGCACCAGGATCGGTTCGGGGCCGGAGACCGTGCCGAGCGTGAACAGGCCGGCCGCCATCCCGGTCGTCGCCGTCATGTGGATGCGGCGGTCCCGGCTCGCGCCGCGGGTGATCCACCACGACAGCCCGGACAGGACGCATGAGCCCAGCGTCAGCCAGGCGGTGTTGACCGGGTCCTGCCCGATCAGGTCGTGCGACAGGAACGTCGCGGGCACCTCGGCGAGCATCGCCCACGGCTTGACCTGGGGGTGTGACAGCCAGGACCAGTTGGTGTGACGCCGGGAGGCGGCGGCCTCACTCATCAGTGTTCCTCCAGCTCAGTGCGGGTGTGACGGTGTGACGGGTGCTGTCAGAACTCGAAGACCGGCTTGCCGGGGATGACGCGTCCGGCGGCCTGCATCTCGGCCCCGTACTCGCGGTTGAGCTGGGTAGGGGCGAGCTTGGCGTGGGCAGCGGCGTGACGCATGCACTCGGCCGCGTCCTTGATCGGGCGGGATACCTTGCGGGCCCGGCGGCGGCGCACCGCCTTGGGTACCAGCGCGCCGAGCTTGGTCTTCTTGACGATGGCGACTTCGGTCAGCAGCTCTTCGACCACTTCGCCGATCACGCCGAGTTCGGTGGCGCCGAGCACGCACATGCGGTTGACCTTGTCCATGGAGTCGCGCAGGTCCCGGCCGGTCTCGAAGGACAGGTCACCGAACAGGGACAGGCGCCCGACCGAGCTGTGCGCCCGCCGCTTGATGGCCTGCTCCTCCTCGATGGCCTTCTGCAGCTCCACCCCTTCACGGCGGGCCTTGACCAGGTCGGCGCCTTCCTTGTCGCCGACCATGCGCAGGGCGCTCTCGTAGTGCTCCTCGATGTGCTGGCGGGCGTCTTCGAGCCACTCCGGGCCGCCGGCCGCCAGCTCGCGCTTCTCTCCCTTGATGACTTTCACGTTCACGTCGACGCGTTCGCCTGTGCTGGCGCGCAGGAACGACTGGTTGGCTCGCTGAGCCTCCCGGTACTGCAGGGTGTCTGCCATGACGATCCTCTTCTCGGGGCAGGCGATGGACTTGGGTTCCGGTACCAGGCGCCGGTCCGGTGCGCGCGGCCACGGGCCGCGGTAGCGGTACTGGACGGTCAGCCGGCGAGGGCGGCGCGGCGGACGCGGCGGCCGTAGGAGTCGCCGGTACCGAGCCGGGTGCCGATCGCGGTACCGGACAGGTCCGGGTCCTCGGCGAGCCACTGGCGGGCGGTACTGACGTGCTCCTCGAAGCTGCCGGTGACCTTCTTGCGGGCGGTACTGGACCGGGTGGTGCGACGTGCCCGCCGTACCGGTACCGCGGTCTCGTGCTGCGGCTCCGGCTCCGGTACGGCCTGCAGTTCCGGGCGCGGTACCGCCCCATCCGGTACCGGCAGTTCGCGGGGCCCGTCGGCGGTACCGGCGGGCGGTACCGGGCTGGTCTCCGGTACCGGTACCGGCTGCTGCTCGACGGTGATCCGCGCGGGCTCCTCGGCCTTCTCCGCGGGCGGTACCGGTACCGGCTTGGCGGCCGGTACCGCGAGGGTGTGCACCCGCCAGATCACGAGCGGTACCAGAAGCGACACCGCGGCCACGAGCGGTACCGACACGGTCGCGACGCGGGCCTCCAGCATGTGCGCGGCGATCTGGGCGGTACCCATCAGCACGAGCGACAGGGCGATGTCCCGGCCGCGGGACCGGCGGATCGCCGCGACCACGTACACGTCGATGGCGAGCGGCAGCAGTACCGCCACCGGTACCGCCGCCCCGATCGCGCGGGCGAGCTGGTACTCGGCGTAGGCGGTGAAGCCGACACCGGCCGCGAGCGACACCGCGACGAGCGGGTCCCAGCTACGGGTCGTCTGCGTGGACACGGAGGGTCCTTCCGGTCAGAGAGCGGGGCCCGGGATGAGGCCGGCGACGTACAGGGCGAGAAAGAGGGCCGGGACGACGACTCCGAAGACGAGGGAGAAGGTCCGCATCACGCCTCCGGCCCGTAGCGGCGGGCGAACGCAGCGACGTCCGCGTACATGGCGCGCGCCGCGTCGGCGGTGAGGTCGGGCTGCAGGTACCAGGCCCAGGCGTCGGCGTAGGGCGCGCCGGTGGCGGTGCGGATCAGCATTTCGATGATGGCGCCGACGGCGTAGTAGGTGGTGTGCACCCTCCCGTCGGCGACCTCGCCGGGACCGCCGGCCCGGAAGGGGTCGGGTACCTTCCAGTCGATGGTGGCGGCGCGCTCGGCGGCGGCCTCGGCGTGTGCGACGACCTGCGCGCCGGTGATCGGCTGGCCGTCGGTCCCCCACCACAGGTTGCCGTTGGGGAACTTCTTCTCGTACAGGCCGCGGGCGCGGTCGATCAGGGTCTCGGTCGTGGTCATGGCTGTCCTCTCAGGTGCGGGGTTCGATCCGGGTGGTGACCTTGATGGGCACGCCGCGGGCGTCGCGGCGGTAGGTGCGGTTCTGGTTGATCCGCATCTTGCGTTCGACGGCGTCCTGCAGATCGGCGCCGGTCATGTCGGCCAGTGCGGCGAGGAACAGGTAGGCGCTGGCCAGGTGCCGGCCGACGTCCTGGTTCTCGAGCCAGGCGGTGAGGGCATCGGTGGTCTTCCTGGTGAGGAGACCGAACTGGAGCGGGACACTGACGTCTGCGGGCTGGCGCCAGTGGGGCGCTGTCCGGTTGACCTCGGCGTGCAGGTCAAGGCCGGTCATGTCGGCGAGGCCGACGGCGAAGAGGAAGATGTCGGCGAGTTCGAGGTCGAAGCCGGGTTCGCCGCGGCGCCAGGCGGTGAAGGCTTCGCCGACTTCCCCGATGAGCAGGGCGACCTCGAGCGGGACATCGGTGGTGTTGAGTCCCTTGGCGACCTTGTTGGCGACTGCAGCGGCCTGGAGGGCGCGCAGATCCATCACGCCCACCTCCGCGGCGGCCCGTCGGGTGTGACCAGCACGTCGCGGGACAGCGAGCCCTGCGACGGCCCGACGACGCCTTCGGCCTCCAGCACGTCGAGCACTCGGTGGGCCTGCGCGAAGCCGATGCGCAGCTTGCGCTGCAGCATGCTCGCCGAGCCATGCTGCGTCTGGATCACCAGCTCGCGGCACAGGTCCAGCAGGTCGGCGTCGAGGTTGGTCACCGCGCCCACCTCCGCCCGGTCTCGGGCCGCATCGCGATCCACACGAGGGTGGCGGCGAGCGCGGCACCCGCGGCCAGCGGCGTCGACAGCAGCCAGCCGACCGCGGTGACCGCGGCGGGCAGCAGGGCCGGGCAGGCGACCAGCAGCGCAACGGTCAGGGCCAGGGCGACCCACGCGGCGGGACGCATCGTCATCACGCACCCCCGGTCGCGCGAACCGCGGCGGCCAGCAGCTGCTCATCCAGGCGGCGGGCCTCGTCGCCCACCTCGCGCAGCGCCTCCTCCGCCTCGGCAAGGCGCTCAGCCGAGGCGCGACCGCGCACGGCATCGACCACGTCACTGGCCACGTCGTTGAGCGCGAACGTCACCGTGGCTGCCTCGCGGGCCACTCGGGCGAGCTCCGCGGCGCCGCAGGCTCCGGCGGATACTCGCAGCAGGCGCTTCAGAGACCGGGTGACCTCGGATTTGGCCTCCCAGCGGATATCCCGGCCGGCCGACGGATCCACGTTCTTACGCGCGTCGTCGACCTTGGCATAGATGGGGCGCCGATAGTTGATCAGGGCATCGCCGTATGCGTCGGCCGCATCGCCGATGCGCGCCCGCTGCCGCGTCCGCGCCGAGCGGGCGAACGTCACGTACTGGATCAGCCCGGTCACCCCGGCGCCCGCGATCGCCGTGGCCCCGCCGATGATGACGTCGGTGTTCATCACGCACCCCCGTTCCGGCCGGTGACGGCGCGCAGCACGTCCTGGACCATCTCGGCGGGCAGCAGGCCCTTGTCGATCGCGGCGAGCGTGGCGAACTCGCGGGCGAGCCGCTCACGCGGTTCGTTCGCCTGGCGGCTGCTGCAGATGTACTTCTGCACCGTCTCCTCGTGGGCCTCGGCGGCCTTCCGCAGCAGGTCGGCGGCCTCTTCCAGGTAGCGGGACATCACGCCACCTCCTGCTCGGCGCCGTACAGCTCGTCGGCCAGCGGCGACTCGTCGGGGTGGCGGCGGTCGTAGCGGGCGGCCTCGGCGTACAGCCGCATCTGCTCGAACGGGTCGCTGCTGGCGTGGTAGGCGGTGACCAGCTGCGCGCGATAGGTGTCGGTCGCCTCCGCGGCGATGTAGTCGGCGACGTCGGGCAGGTCGTACAGCTCGGCGGTCGTCATCGGACCGTCTCCTGTCGATAAGTCGATATGAGTGGATGGCCGGGCCCGGCGGTGCGGGCCCGGGGTGGGTCAGGTCAGGCCGTCGTTCGGCTCGGGCTCGTTCTCGCGGGCCGCGGAGCCGTGCTGGCGGGCATAGGTCTGGATGGCGTGGGGCTGATAGTCGGCGAAGCACAGGGCAACGAGGGCGGTGTCCCACCAGCCGAGGAAGATCTCGTCGATGTCGGCGACCAGCACCGGGTCGACCGGGCCAGGCTGCGAAGCGTGATCGCTCACGACTCCCCCCTCGGCACGATCTTGAACACGTCGCCGTGCGCGCTGTACACCACGTGGACGTCCTCGCCCGCGGCGCGCAGCACCTCCACCGCGGCGTCGAGCATCGGCAGGGAGCGGGCAGACCCGGCGGGCAGCTCGCGCGGGACGGAGACGGTGGGGGCGGTCGGCTCGATGGCGACGGTCATGACGTCCACCCCGCCTCACCGCTCGTGATCGCCTCATAGGCGTCGGCCATGGCGTGCAGGCGGGTCAGGTGGTCACGGACCCGGGCAACGTAGGCGCGCAGCTCGTCGGGGGTCAGCTGCACCCAGTCCTCGCCACCGGCGTCGAAAGCCAGCTCAGGCTGGCCCGTCTCGTCGTCGTAGCTGATCTGTGCGACGAGCACCTGATGAGGAGTGCCATCGATATACCGGCCGGCCGTCGAGTCGAGGCTCGTCGCGTAGAGCGGAGCGTCCGACAGGCGCGCCGCAGCCGGGGTCAGGGTGAACGGGATGGGGGCGTCGTCCGGTGACGCGACGCTTACAGAGGTCTTCGATACGGTGGTGCTCATGGTTCGCTCCCTCTCTCGCAGGGGTCGCACCTAGGCCCCGGATTGGCGCGCCAACGCCGTTCGGGGCTGCCAACTTTCTTGGCACTCCCCATACTGCACACCCGAGCCCGACAGTGCAACAAACTTGGCAGTGATCTTTTAGCGTGGCCTGCCTAGTCGCTTGGCAGCAGCGCATGAGACGATGCAGGGCATGACAGGAAGCCTCCGCAGACTCGGCGAACGGGAACGGCAGCCGTGGCTGCGCAAGCTCGATCGAGCTACGGCGGCGCATGAGAAGTCCCGTCGACAGCTCGACGAGCTCATCGCTGACGCCCGAGCAGCGGGCGTTCCGTTGATCGCCATCGCTGAGCACACCCCGTATAGCCGGGAGTGGGCGCGCAAAATCGCCGACGAGGTCGACGCCGAGCGCGCCGCGAATGCGCCTGAGGATGGCGACTCCCCGAGCTCGACATAGCGATCATCACGCCATCGGTTCACAGCGACGCCCCTCACATCGACGGCGGGCTTCCAGGAACAGAACATCGCCTACCGCTGGTGTGACGGGAGCCTGAGAGTCGATCATTCACAGGTCACTCATACGCACAGCAGGGGGACCCGATGCCTGCAGAGCAAGGCCCGGCCGAGGTGTTCATCGCGGAGCTGAAGCGGTGGAGGGACGTGCGGGGTCGCTCGCAGTCGGCGCTAGCGAAGATGGTCGGCTACACGCCGTCCTACGTGTCGAAGGTTGAGGGCGGACAGCAGCGGCCATCCGCGTCGTTCGCCGACGACGCGGACACAGCGCTGCGTGCTGGCGGCGCCATCCGACGCGCATTCCACGACCTCGAAGCGCACGGCCGGCCGGAGACCGCAGCCCACCGGGCGACCACGAGCGAAGCGCACACGGCAAGCCTGATCGTCGAGCACGAGGACACCTCGCTGCACTACGACGGCCGCACCTACCGGGCCACACAGCGGCGCCGCCTCTACAACGACAGCTGTGACCCGATCGCCCGCTACCTGATCCGCGTCTCCGTCGACCGCTACCCCGGCAACCCCGAGCGGTCGAACCAGCACTACCGCGAGAACCCACTCACCTGGGAAGAGATCGGGCTGAGCGCCACCATCGACGGCGAGCCGATCGGCTGGCGCGTGCAGCACGACCGCGACGCGTTCAAGGAGCTGTGGCTCCTCTTCGAGAACGAGAACGGGCGCTACCCGCTGTACCCGGGCGAGTCGGCGTGGCTGGAGTACAGCTACACGGTCTCCGACGAGAAGTGGGGCACTTGGTTCCAGCGCGCCGTTCGGCTGCCGACCCACCGGCTCGGCGTCCGCTTGGACTTCCCGGCCGAACTTGACCCCGTCGTATGGGGCACGGAAACCACCATGACGGCCGCGGCGTTCCCCTTCAGGAACCCGATCCGGTCCGCAACCGAAGGCGCCCGGAAGGTGTTCTCCTGGAGTACCGAGGACCCGCCCCTGCACGCCCGGTACCGCCTTGAGTGGAAGTTCCGCGCCCGCCCGACCGAGGAGCCCGCCCTGACCGCCACCGAAGAGACAGCCAGTGCCCGGATGGCCGCCGTCGGCATCGTCCAGGAAGGCGACCCCATCCTGACGACGCCGGCCCGCCGGTTCTCCCTGCCCGCCGAGGCGGAAGACGCCCGACGCGTCGTCGCCGAGCTGCACTCGGCCGCCGACCGTGCGGCCACCGTGCACACCTTCGGTAAGGGCATGGGCATTGCCGCCCCGCAGATCGGCATCGACCGGGCCGCCGCCATCGTCCGCACACCGGAGGGCGAGGCGATCACCCTGCTGAACCCGCGGGTGATCGAGGAGTCGCCCGACAGCGACGAGCAGTACGAGGGTTGCCTCTCCTTCTTCGACGTGCGCGGCATGGTCCCCCGGCCCCTGTCGATCAGCATCGAGCACACCGACATCGACGGCCAGCAGCGCATCACCATCTTCGAGCGGGGACACGCGCGGCTCGTCGCCCACGAGGTCGACCACCTGCACGGCATGCTGTACCGGGCGAAGATGCGGCCCGGCGTCGAACCGATCCCGGTGTCCGAGTACCGCGGGACGGGGCGCAGCTGGCAGTACGGGCCGGCGCGGTGACCACCGCCGAGCCCGGCGTCGCAGCCGCGGTGATCGTCCGCGATGCCCGTGTGTTGCTGATCCGCCGCCGAGTGCCCGAGGGTGACCTCGTGTGGCAGTTCCCCGCGGGCGCCATCGAGGCCGGGGAAACCGCCGAGCAGGCTGCCGTGCGCGAGACGCTGGAGGAGACCGGGCTGACCGTCGAGGCGGTCAAGCTGATCGGCGAGCGGGTGCACCCGAAGACGGGGCGGAGCATGTCGTACACCGCGTGCTCGGTCGTATCCGGCGAGGCTCACATCGCGGACGCCGACGAACTGGCCGAGGTGGCGTGGGTGGCGCACTCGGAGATCGGCGAGTACGTGCCCTACGGGCTGTTCGGGCCGGTGCAGGAGTACCTGGACGACGCGCTGACGCGCTGAACGCACGCCAGAAGGAGCCCCGGCCGCGTATCCGGCCGGGGCTTGTCGTGTCCAGAGCGTTTGTCGGTCGCCTCGGCAGGGCCGCGTGGTCCGGACGTGGGTGAGGCGCGCCTCTCGGGGTGGCGGACGGACACCGTAGGCTCACAGGTCTCGTCTCGTTGACGGCGTGCGGCATGCCAACGGAAGCCGCACGCTCGCGCTATGGGGGCTTCGAGCAAACCTTCGCGCAGGGCGGCCAGCGTTCGGCTGACGTGCCCATATTGCGGCCTGCCTCAAGACCAAGTGCTGACGCCCGATCGTGATCCGGTACTGCTGGAGCCGGAGATGCGGCCCCTCGCGCACGAGGTGCCGGCCGAACGCCGCTGGATCGAGCTGTCGGACGGCAAGGTGACGGTGTACGGGGTGTGCCCTCCCGAGCAGACTCAGCGGTGCCGGATCGAGCACGCGCTGGCGTGCCCGCGACAGCAGTTGCCGGACCTGTGGCCGTGGCTGACAGCGCTACGGGAGGAGAACGCCCGCAAGGCGCAGCGGCAGGCCGAGAGCCCGACGCTGCCCACAGGGGAGGAAGGCCTGCCGGACACGGGCTGATGCGCTCCGCGGTCCTCCGGGGGCTTCTAAACTGGGCACCCGCCTCGAAAGGACCCCCATGCGCCCGCAGCGTTTCCAGGACTATGTCGTCGACCTGCTGAAAAACGCCGCGGGCGTGACCCGGGTGCAGCCCCTCGCCGAGGCGGGCGACAGCCGGCATCCGTTCGGTGTGGCGGTGACGGGTCCGGGTGGTGAGGCGCGCTGGCAGATCGTGGGCCAGCTGGCGTCCGGGACCCGCCACGACGACGCGGACACCCCAGTGGAGGGCCAGCCGGCGCCGGTCGTCGAACCGCAGGCCGGGGAGAACGCGGAGGGCTGGCTGGCGGCGGTCCTGTCGGCCGCAGAGTCGCCGGAGATCGAGCGGATCGAGCGATGGTCGACGCGCGAGGGCGCCAGCAGCCAGGGCGTCACGGTGCACTTCCACAACACGGCGAAGGTGTTCCTGCGGAAGGTGTGACCGACCAGCCGGCCCAGTAGGACAGCGCGAAAAGCCCCCGCCCGGATTGGGCGGGGGCTTCGCCATGTGGTGCGGGTCACGCCCGGTGTGGGCCAGGGGTGCGGACACGGGGGTACTGCTGCGCGAGGCTGGGATCTCCCGATGTGCGAAGGAGTGGAGATGTCGGCGGAAGTGCTCTTACCTGAGCTGTATGCGGTGCAGAGGCTGGACCTTCTGTCTCTGGACAGTGACGGCGCACACCTGATGCGTGAGCTTCTGGTCCGGCGGGCGGCGGTGATGGACCGGCACAGCGAGCTGCCCATCCCCGTAGATGCGCCGGCCGCCCTCGTCGCCTCGCTCGCGGACGGGGTGGTGACCGCGGCGCAGTACGCCCGCGCCCTGATCGCTTATGACCGGGAGCACGGCACCACCCGCGGCCCCGTCCCTGTGGACGCTGCGTGCTGGGAGGAGCATCCGCTCGGGTACGCGCGGCAGGAGCATGCGGCGTGGGTGCTGGAGCACGAGGTGCCGTAACCGGCTGGCCCGCGCACACAGAGAGCCCCCGCCCGGATTGCCAGGCGGCGGGGGCTCAGTCGTCGAAGGGGTTCTGCACGCTGACGACGGTCACATTGATCGTGAGGTCGTTGATGAGGACGGCGACGAGGACGCCGCCCCGGCCGGCGGAGCGCATCTGCACGGGCCCGTCATCTTCGAGGCCGTGCGGACCGGTGTGCCGGCCGGGGTCTTCGCAGATGTCCCGGAAGAGGCTGTGCAGCTGGCGCTGTGTTTCGACCGGCAGCTTGTCGATCTGCCGCCGAATGCTCGGCGGGACGATCAGGCGGTAGGTCACGCGGCGTCGGTCTCCGCTCGCCTCAGACGCTCGCCCCACTGCGCCATCCACTCGTCGGTGCCGCCGTCGTCCGCGAGGTCGGGCGGCAGCTCGCCGTGGTGGTTCTTGGCGTACTGGAGGAGCGCTTCCATCTCCGGGCGGGAGGCATCGTAGCGCTCGGCAAGGCTGCCCCACCGGGCGAAGACGCCGGGCAGCTCGTCGAGGGTCGCCAGGTAGGTCTCGCGCAGGAACTCCTGCCGCAGCTCAGGGGCGGGAAGGGCGTGCGCGAGGGAATCGATGGTCCACGGCTGGTTGCTCATGCCGTCCTCCCGCATAAGTTGACATGGGGGGAACCACGCTAGCGCACTGGACAGTGCGTTGCGGCGGCCTAGGAAGTCCTTCCGTAACCGACCGGCCCGCCGCCCGTTGTTCCCCGCGTGACCCCCGACATCGCCGCCGCCCTGCGTGCCGAGATCGACGCGGAGGGCCCGCGCCTGCCGCTGGTCACGGCGGGTGAGGCGCGGGCCGCGGTCGCCCTCCTCGCCCACTACGGCCAGGGCGACGGGGAGGCGGCGTACACAGCGCGCTGCTGGGCAGCGGCCGTGGCACGCAGGCTGGCGGCGGAGTAGGCGGCGGGTCAGTCCAGGGGCGCGAGGAGCCCGGCCGCCTCGGCGTCCCGCAGCGCCGCTTCGACGTCGATGCCGTCGGCGTCCACGCTCAGCGCGGCGGCCAGCCACGCGATGGCGCGCCGCCGCCCGCCCGCATCGAGGGGCTCCAGCGCGGCGTAGGCCACCCGCATGCTCCCGATCTCGCCCTGAAGGCGATCGAGTTCCGGTGTCGCATGCTGGCCGTTGGTGCTCATGCTGTCCTCCTAGGGTGTCGGTACGTGCAGCTCACCACGGGGGTGTCGCGCTTATGTCGCACGCCGGGGCTCACGCACCGGCCAGGTCGCCGGCCCAGCTCGGGGGTGCACCGACGGCCCGCCGCCGGTACGCTTCGGCGATCTCTGCCGGGGGCACGGTCTCCAGGCAGGTGAGGCAGGTGCTTTCGTCCCGGCCCGCCGCCGCGGCGTAGACGAGGTCGAGGCCGATGCGCCCCGCGGTGAAGCTGGCTCCGCACACCGGGCACGGGATCAGGTAGGCGGCGGTGGCGGACACGGTGCCGTTCTCGACGGTGTCCCGCAGCGCCTTCGACCGTTCCCCGCCGGCGCGGTAGTAGGTCTGCCACTGCTCGGTGCCCGGGGCGTGCCGACCGGGCGGGGTCGGAAGGCAGTCCTCGCAGTAGGGGCGGACGTACACGAGGCTGTCCTCGTCGACGTACTCGGCTGCGTTCATGCCGATCTCGTCGAGGCCGGCCGCGCCGCAGTGGTGGCACCGCCACGACGGCTGAGGGTCGGCGTCCTCGTACTCGGGAAACTTCATGATGTCCTCCCGTCAGCTCTGAGGCCCGAGGCGCCGGTTGAGGCGGGCCCAGTCCAGCGGCCCCTTCATCGCGGCGGCCATGGCCTCGTTGATGTGGGCCGCTATCTCGTCGGCGGCTTCGGGGCCGTACCGTTCCTCGACCCACTGCACGGCCGCGGCGGCGCCGGCTGCGAGGCGGCCGGCCGCGTAGCGGCTGTCGGCCCCTGCCCGGCCGCTGCCTGGGTCGTTGTCGACCGCGGCGTTGAGCCAGCCGCCGCTCTCCTCCTGCCAGACATGAATCATGGTCTTGTGGGTGCCGTCCGGGTGCTGGGTCATGCGGTCATCCTCTCTGCGTACTCGATGGCCCGGCATTCGAGGGCGTCGTCGCTCACGCTTGCCCTCCGCCGCGCCGTATCCGGTCGAGTACGGCCTGAGTGCGCGCGAGAGTCTCGTCGGTCTTCCTCATGGCCTCGTCGGTCTTCCTCATCGTGTCGCGGGTCCGGCGCATCGTCTCGCAGGTCCGCCGGTTGAGCCGCCATGCCGCGAGCGAGAAGGCCAGGGCGACGAGGCTCAGGACGGCCGCGGCGACACTCGGGGCGCTCACGCCGCGCCCCCTCCGCCGAGCCAGCACCAGGACGGCGGCTCCAGCCCCTCGTCCACGTCGGCGTTGTCGAACCAGGCGTTGAGGCAGTCGACGCACAGCAGGGTGCTGCCGCCGTGCCAGTGGTCCCAGCGGGCGACGGCGGTGCTCAGGCGTGGTACTCCGTTATCGGAGATCCCGGCGCAGCACTGGCAGTACCGAGAGGTCATGCGGCGCTCCTTTCGTTCCGGTCGGCGGGCGCCAGTACGACGGCCGTGGCGTCGTCGCGGTAGCCGGACGCCTCGGGTTTCGCAGCGGCCACCAAAGCATCCGCGAGGGCCTGAGGGTCGGCCGAGTGCTGGCGCACCAGGGCTTCCAGCTCGCGGTGCGGGAGGGTGTCGAGTCCGTCGGAGATGAGCAGCATCAGTTCGCCGGCCGGAGCCTCGGCGAGGGCGACGGTGGTGGCGGTGGCCGTGCAGAGGCTGATCCGGACCCAGTTGTCGTGCTGTGGCGCGAGGTCCAGGTCGCCGTTTTGCCGGAGGTAGGCACCCATCGTGTGCGGGTCGGTGCGGCGGACCAGCTTGCGGCCGTCCCAGGAGTAGGCGTGAGAGTCTCCCACCCAGCCCAGCCGGGTGGGCTCGCCGGGCTCGGCCAGGGCGAGGACGGCGACACCGTCGGGGGCATAGTCGTCGGAGCCGGGGTCGTCGATGAGGGCGGCGGCGGCGAGGATTCCGGCGAGGGCGCCGCGGACGGCGCCGATCCGACAGGCGGTGGCGGCCAGCAGTTGCATGATCTGGGGGCCGTGCGGGTCGTTGCCGATCCCGTCGATGATCGCGGCGGCGGTGGTGCCGTTCGCCGCGCGGAAGGTGGCGACGGCGTCCATGTTGTGATCGCGCACTCCGCGCCTCGTGGCAGCGGCGGCGGTAATGGCGGGTTCGGTCATCGGGGGCTCCTTCGTGGTCATGCCGGTCAGGCCGCGGCCCGGTCAGGGTTGGGCCCGTACTCGGAGTCGAGCAGGGTGAGAGTGTCGCGGTCGTAGGGGGTGTGGCAGTCGGGGCAGGTGGCGTGTTCGGTCCACAGGGTGATCGTCATGCGGCCGTCGCAGTGGTCGGCGGCGCAGTAGACGGCGAAGCGCCGGGCGGGCGGCTCGCCGCTGTCGATGCCGGCGAGACGGCCATGGAGGCTGGCGATGGTGCGCAGGTCGTCGGCGACCTCGCCGTAGGCGTCGCAGGCCCACGGCAGGTTGTTGACCAGGAAGGTGACGGCGCCGTCGATGTCGGCGCGGTGCCGCTTCTCCCCCATCGACCAGCCGAGCGCCTGGCGCCATGCGTCCTCGATGGCCTGCAGCTGGGTGACGACGCCGCCCTCGGCGGTGAGGCTGAGGATGCCGAGCCTCAGCGGCGCGGGGATCTCGCGGCTGGGTCCGCCGATCTGGCCGAGGCTGGCGCCCTTCATGAGCGCGGCGGACCGGTCGAGGCGGCGGAACAGGTCGGGTATGGCGCGCAGTTGCTCGGCACTGCAACGTTCGCACTTGCGACACGCGGGGCGGCGGGGGCTCATCTCGTCGTCCCACAGCAGGGACCGGCACCGGGTGCAGCGGGGCGAGTCGTCGAGGTCGTGGATCACGGCGGTCTCCTTGCGGTCGTGCGGGGCGGATCAGGCGGATACGTCGCCGAGGACGGTGAGGACGGCGCGGGCTGCGGGGTGGTGCTCGCCGGGCCGGACGGCGGCCTGCCACTGCTCAGCCAGGGCCCGGACACGGGAGATGGCATCCCGCAGCTCTTCCTGCTCCTCGTCGGCCACGGCGTCGCTGATGCGCAGCGCTTCGGTGATCTCTTCTTCCGCGATGGCCATGACGGCGTCAGCGGCGGCGTACTCGCTCCCGCAGATCGTGCACTCACGTGCCATGAAATCGCCGATGGCGTTGGCGTACCGCTCGCGCCTCTCGTCGGCAGATGAGTTCTGTCGGTCGGTCACGGCATCTCCCGGATGGCGCGCAGGATCTGCCGGGCCCGCTCGGGTGCCGTGTCGGCGAGCCCGCCGGCCAGGCGCGCGGCGGCGGCTTCGTCGTCGCCCGGTACGTGGTGGCCGCCGCGCCACTGCAGCGCCCCGGTGGCGATCAGCTCTGCGGTGTAGCAGGCGGCCTCGGTGAACCCGGCGGCGAAACCGTCGTGAATGCCGATCAAGTCGGCGGGTCGGCCGAGTTCGCGGCCGTACTCGGCGCACCGGGTGTGGTGCGCCGCATCGGCGATCAGTCGGGCGAGGAGGGCATCGAGGCCCTGTGCGCCCGTCTGCGGGCCGTTCAGACCCCCCGGCCGCCGCTCGGTGCCACCTCGGGGCGTTGAGGCGCCCTCAGGGGCGCTCAGGGTCGTTTGCGGGGCTCGGTTTGGGGTGTCGCTAGACCGGGTCACGATTCGCCTGCCTCTTCTGTGTCGGTTTGCGGGGTTTCCAGGCCGAGTTGGACGGCGGCCAGATGCACGGCGTCGGCGACCGACAGCTCGCCCTCGGACGCGGCGCGGATCGCGAGCGCCCGGACGTGGAGATCGTCGGCGAGTGCCTGCTGCTCGGCGGTCAGCTTCGGGCGGCCCTTGCGGCAACGGCGGCTCGGCCTCAGCCGGGCGTACAGGGCGTCGAGTTGGTCGTCGGTGATCGTCGAGGCGGTCGGGCGGGAGGTCATCAGGCGGCCTCTCGGGTCTGCCGCTCGGCGCGGCGGCGGTGGATGTCGGAGTAGGCGGGCAGGTAGCGGGCGGTCACCCACTCGTGGCCGCAGCCAGGGCAGCGGTAGCCGTGCACGAGGCCGTTGCCGCGGCGCCGTTCGGCGCACGGGGGTATCCGGCGGCGGCAGCAGTTGGGGCAGGTGTCGGTCATGCGGTCTGGTCTCCTTTGCGGCGTCGGCAGGTGCTGCAGGGGCATGCGGCCGGTGCGGGTGGCCGGCCGGCGAGGTACCAGCGGCGGTAGTCGTCGAGCGCGGCCTGGGCGGCGTGGCCGGGGATGGGTGCGGGCGGGGCCGGGCGGCTGCTGCCGGTGGGCCAGGCGCCGGGCTGCTCGCGGTGGATGTCGGGGCGCGGCTTTCCGGCGGCCGGGGCGGGCTTCGTGGGCGGGCGTCCGGCGAGGCCGAGCAGGAAGTCCGTCAGGTCGCCCTGCTCGCGCATCGCCCGGATGTCTTCGGGGCCGACGGCGGTCATGTCTGCGCCATGTCCACGAACCGGGCGTAGTGCCCCTGGAACGCGGTGGTGATCGTGGCTGTGGGGCCGCCCCGGTGCTTGCCGACGATCAGGTCGGCTTCGCCGGCGCGCGGGGAGTCTTTCTCGTAGGCGTCCTCGCGGTGCAGCAGGATCACGATGTCCGCGTCCTGCTCGATCGAGCCGGATTCGCGCAGGTCGGAGACCATCGGCTTCCGGTCGGTACGCTGTTCGGGCCCGCGGTTGAGTTGCGCGAGCACGATGATCGCAATGCCGAACTCCTTGGCCATCAGCTTCAGTCCACGGCTGATCATCGAGACGGCGACCTGCCGGTTCTCCGCCCGCGGCGCCTGCATCAGCTGCAGGTAGTCGATGACGACCAGGCGCAGCCCGGCGGTGCGCACCAGCTGCCGCACCTGGGCCCGCAGTCCCGGCAGGGTGAGCAGCGGCTGGTCATCGATGTGCAGCGGTGCCGGGACGATGTGCTCGCTGGCCCGGGCGGCGCGGGCCACGCCGTCGTCGTTGACGATGCCCTGCTTGATGTGGTGCAGGGGGATCCGCGCCTCGGCGGACAGCACCCCGTTGGCGAGGTCGTCGGCGCTCATCTCCAGCGACCGCACCAGCGTCGGGATCTTGTTGCGGACGGCGGCGGCCCGGGCCAGACCGATCGCGAGGGTGGTCTTGCCCATAGCGGGACGCGCCCCGACGACGACCATCTGGCCGGGCGCCCACCCGCCGGTGAACAGGCCGTCCAGATCGATGAAGCCGGTCGGGATGCGCTCGCCCGGCTTGGGCGGCGTGACGGCCCGCTCCAGGGCGCCGGGCAGCAGGTCGCCGATGGTGGCGGCCTGGCCGGCCTGCTCGGGCCGCACAACGCCGTCCAGGGCGGCCTGCAGCGCGGCGACGTCGGCGTCCGGGTCGAACGCCGGGGACATGCCCTTGAGCCGGGCGTCGTGGCCGAGGGCGACGAGGCGGGCGGCGACGGCGGCCTTGGTGACCTGGTCGGCGTGCCACTCGGCCGAGCCCGGCATCGCCGAGGCGTACAGGTCCGAGAGCTGCACGCGGGTCAGCGGGGGGACGGGCATGGTGCCGTCGGCGCGCCACGTCTGCAGCTGCCGGTCGACGGCCTGCCACGGGATGGCCCCGTCGCCGATGGCGGTGTGGACTTCCTCGACGGCGTACCAGACCCAGCGCAGGGCGTCGGTGGTGATGTCGGCCGGGTCGAAGCCGGACGCGGCGAGCTCGTCGACGAGCTCGGGCCGGGCCATGACGGACGCGGCGAGGATGCGCTCGTCGTCGAGGGCGGCCGGGCCGGCGGGCATGTCGTCCTCGGCCCACAGGATGTCACTCATGCGGCACCGCCCTTGCGGCGGTCGTCGCCGGTGAGCAGCAGCACGCCGCCGCGGCACATCTCGGCGAGGCGGGAGGCGACGCGGTCGCCGACGATGTGACCGATCTGCCCCGGCAGCACATCGCAGGTGATCAGCACGGGGCGGCGGTTGATGTACCGCTCGTCGAAGATCTCGTAGAGGCGCTCCTGGGTCCAGCCGGTCGGCGAGACCCGGGCCGCGGCAAGGTCGTCGACGAACAGCAGGTCGGCGCGCTGCAGGCCGCGGGTCAGCGCCCGCGCGGTGTCCTCCCGGTCGGGGCGCAGGGCATCGAACAGTTGGGTCGAGCGCCAGGTCTCGATGGCCGGCACGCGGCTGATGGCGGTGACGCGGCGGCCGAGCCAGCGGCGGGCGGCCTGCCAGGCGGTGTGCGTCTTGCCGACGCCGATCGGGCCGGTCAGGAACAGGCTCGCCGGGGCACCAGGGGCGCCGTCGGCCCATGCGGCGGCGTCGGGGTGCATGCGGATCTCGGTCTGGTAGATGGCGGGGGTGCGGTCGGCGAAGGCGGCGGTGGCGTCCTCGCGGCGTTCGCGGAGCACGGACTCGCGCGGATCGGGGTCAGCCGAACTGAAGGGCACGCTGGATCTCCTCCTCGGTCATGTCGTTCATGTCGCGGGGGGCGGTGGATGGGCCTTGACGGGCGGGCGCGGTGTTCATGGCCTGGTTCACGAAGCTGGGGATCGACGACGGGGCGTAGCCCTTGGTCATCCAGATGGCCAGTCCGGCGCGGATGTCGTCGGGGGCGATGCCTTCGGCGAGCAGCCTCTTGATCTGGGTGGCGGCTTGGCCGATGACGGCCTTCGGCGGGCGCTTGCTCGCCCGGTCCAGCCATTCGCCGACGATCGTCTGGGCGGTGGCGGTCGCGCCTTCAGGCTTCGCGCCTCTTGGTGCGCCGACGGAGTCGGCATCGGCGGCGTCGGCCTGCTGCTGCTCACCGGCCTGAGCGGAAACCGTGGTTGGGGCAGGGGCAGGGGTAGGGGCAGGGGCAGGGGAAGGCGCGCGTGATGTGGGCGCGTGCGCGCGCGTAGAGCCTTTCGGACGCCCTTTGGCAGGGGTATCGGAGGGGGTTGCCGAAGGGGTTTCGGAGGGGGTTGCCGAACCCCCTTCCGTGGGGTCGGGTTCGGGTTCCCGGAAGGCCGCGCGGAGCGTCTCGATGTGATCGGAAACCTGCTGCCGGATCGACACGCCCCGTGCCCCCGGCTCGGCACTCAGTTCCTCCAGCGGGATGCGGTCGATCTCCGCCAGGAGGGCCCGCCGGAGCCGCGGGGAGGAGATCTCCAGGGCGCCGGCGACCATGGCGCCCATCACCTTCGGCTGCTTCCACACGCCGTCGTTGCGGACGAAGGAGCGGATCAGCAGCTCCTCGGTGTCGTCGTCGACGACGATGAAGCGGGCCGCCTCCAGCGCCTGCAGCAGCTTCTCGACCTCGGCGGACGTGAGCCCACGGGCCTTGCGGGACCAGCGGCGCAGCGTCAGATCAAGCAGCCCGGCATGGTTCAGGTTCGGCTGCGAGATCAGGAAGAGGTACAGCCGCTGCTCGCGCTCGTCGAGCTTCAGGAAGTCGGCGTCCTCCCAGATGCTGGTGAGGATCCTGCCGTGGCCACGTGCCATGGACGGTCTTCTTTCGCTGGTGCGGGTGGTTTGGGGGCGGCGGCCTCGGGGCGGGCGCCGGCGGGCGGGGCGCGGGGCTGGCCGGGGGGTCTCACGCGACGGCCCTGTCCTCAGCGAGGTAAGGAGTCGCCTTGGCGCCCTCAGGCGGCCGGATGCGGCGTTTGCCCGTGTGAATCTCCAGCGCGATGTTCCGTACCGTGCTGTAGGCCATGTCGAGCCGGGCGGCGATCTCGTGCTCAGACAGGTTGAAGCGGAGGAGGTGTTCGACTTCGGTGCGGCGGAGGGCCGCCAGCTCGTTGCGGCTTCGCGGCTCACCGGAAGCGGGCTCAAAGTCCGGGTCGTCGATCTCGTCGATGTCCCAGTAGCCGGTGCCCAGCCATCCCTTGGCCGCGGCGCGGTCTCGCGTCGCGCGGGCCAGGGCGGGCCGGACTCCTTCCTGCTCGGGCTTCAGGCCGTTCAGGCGCTCGTACAGGTCGTGCACGTAGTTGGCGACCCAGCGCCGCACAGTGCCGCCACCGTGCCCCAGCTGCAGGTAGACCACGTACTGCTTGTCGCGCCCGATTCGCCGGGCGAGTTCCGCCGCGGGCCATCCTTCGGCGGCCAGGGCGCGAAGCCTGCGCCGCGTTCCGCATGCGTCGATGTGGGAGCCGCTGCGGCCCTCCTGTGCCGACGGGACGGTGACGCGGAGGATGCGGGCTTCGACGGCATAGTGGACGCGCCGCTGGCCGCGCATGATGTCGTAGAGGGTGGCCGGGCTGATACGGGCGTCTTTGCAGATGTGCAGGTCTTGCATTCCGGCGTCCCGGAGGCGGGTGATGTGTGCTGCCGCGCGGTCGGGGGCATGCAGGGTGCCGCGGCCGTTGGCCCGGAGGTAGCGGCGCCTGCGGGCGTCGGCACTGGCGCCCTTGGTGCACGGGCGGCAGTGGCAGCCGCGACGGTAGCGCCTGGGGTCGCCGTGCTCGAACGCTTCGGCGGGGATGGCCTTCCTGCTCATCGTTCCCCCTGTTCGGTGCGCTTGAGGATCTGCTGGCAGACGGCGAGGTCGTGTTCGGCGAGGGCCCGCGCGTCAGCCTCGGCCGGGTCGTCGTCGAGGGGCTCGCGGCGAAGCAGGAAGTTCTCCTCGGGCAGCACGCTGCGGCGTGCGAGGCGGACTTCGGTAGCGGCGATGCGGCGCTGGAGGGCGCGGTTGCCGTGTGCGAGCGCGAAGAACCGGTAGGCGAGGTAGGCCGCGACCGCCGTGGTCAGCGCGAGGGTGATCGGGCTCATGCGCTGTCCTCAATCCGCGGACGTGGCCAGCGCTTGCGGCATGCGGTGCTGCTGGCGCAGGTCGTGATGGGCTGGGTGTGTTCGGTGGCGGGCAGTACGCGAAACAGCCGGGTGCCGACGCGCCCGCACTGTTCGCACCGCTGGGTGCGGGGGCTCTGGCTCATGCGGCGCTCCGGCGTTCGGTGCGGGCGGCGCGCTTCTCCGCTATGACCAGGCCCTTGACCGACAGTCGCCACACCGCGATGGGGTGCCCGTGCGTGGCCGGGGAGGTGGACGGCACGTACTGGCGGGTGTGCTCGATGACCCCGGCCTGGCGGAGGCTGTTGACGGCGGCGCCGAGGAAGCCGCAGCCCTGTTCGGGCAGGAGGTCGCGCAGGTCGTTGGCGCTGAAGGTGTCGTGGTCGGTGCCGTACAGGAAGATGGCCTGTTCGACGATGTGCTGGTCCCACGCGGACCGCTTGGCGATCGTCGCGAGGTGGGTGTTCTTGCGGATCGTGGCCAGGCGCTCGGCCGGCGTCTGCTTCTTCATGTGCTACTCCTTGGGGTAGCGGCGCCCCGCCTGATGGCCGCAGGCGGGGACGGCCGCGGCGGGTCAGTCGACGAGTTCGCCCTCGATGGGGCCGTCGTCGGCGGGGTCGTAGTCGTCGAGTGCGGACGGCTGGGGAGGCAGCGGGGCGCCCGCGACGCTGGGAGTTTCGGCGGCGACCTCGGCCTGGGCCCGCAGCTGCTCGCGCATGTACTCGGCGGAGGTCGGCACCCACTTGGCGAGGCGGCGGGCTGCGGTCTTCAGCCACATGGCCTCTTCGTTGGTGTTCCACGGCGAGTACTGGGGGTACTTGCCGTTCGCACCGTCGGACTTGGCCTTGGCTTCCATGACCTGGCTGCGGTTGAGGACGACTACCTTCGAGGTGGCGCCGTCCTTCATGACGGCGTAGGCGTACACGCCGACGAGAGGGCCGCGGTCGGTGCCGAACCAGTCGATCTCGTGGACGGGGCGTTCGTCGCGGCCGGGCACGTAGCTGAAGGTGTCGTGTTCGTGGACGGTCTCGACGATGACCGAGGACACGGCGCCGGCCCGGTAGATCAGCTCGATGATGCCCTGGTAACCGACGATGCCCTGGATGACCATCTTGTAGTCGTGGGCCTTGCTCTTGCGGGGCGTGAGGTAGAACTGCTCGGTACCCGGTTCGAGCCCGAGGCGGGCGGCGGTCTTCAGCTCGCGCAGGAAGATGCCGACGTCGGTGCGGGCGGCCTGCTCCAGATCCTTGTTGCCGCGGATGGCGCCGACGGCGAGGCGGATCCACTGGTCGGCGTTGATGTGGGAGGGCACGAGGGCGGCGTACTCGTCGCGGTACTGCTCGATCTGTGCGGCGGGCCCGGTGTCGCGGGTAGCGATGGCGTTGCTGATCTGGCTCATGCGGCGTCCTTGCGGCGGTAGGGCTGGAGGGCGAGGGTGGTGCCGTCGGGGTTGACGGTGCGGTAGGCGATACGGCGGCCTTCGCATACGGCGCGGTAGCCGTTGCCGATCAAGTCGAGGACTTCGCCCCGGACCGCCGTCAGTTCGGCGCTGGCGGCCTGGTGCGCCTCGTAGGCGGCGTCCCAGCGGCACACCGTGCCGAACGGGATCTCGACGTCGCGGTCTTCGCGGCCGTCGGGCTGGACGCGGATGGTCTGGTAGGTGGCGTCGGCCCCGTCGATCGGTGGCCGGTTGCCGGCGGTCACGTCGTCGAGGAACTCGCGGGCGGCCTTGCGCATCAGCTCGGCGTCCTCGGGGTCGTACTCGACGGTGTATTCGCGGTAGTCCCAGCCGCCGATGAGGACGGCCAGGCTGGCGGGTTCGAGCAGGCCGAGGGTGTCCTGCTGCCAGAGCACCTGGCAGCGGTAGTGGACGGGGAATTCGTCGCTGCCGTCCGGCCCCCAGCCCTCCCCCAGCGGGCTGTACTTGATCTCGACGAGGCCGGGGCCCCATAGGCGGTCGGGGGTGGCCCGCTGCCACGGCCGGTCGCGGTGCTGCCACGTCCCCGTCTCCAGCAGCGGGTGCTCGGGGTGGCGTTCGGCGAACTCTTCGGCGATGTCGTCCTCGAACCGGATCCCCCACTTCATCTCCCGGCTCAGCTCGAACGGGGGCGTGGCGAACCCGGCCTTCTTGTGCCACAGGGAGAAGCGGGACTGCCACGGGGACAGGCCAAGCACCGCAGCGATCTCGGTGGCGGTGATGCACAGCCCGCCGCGGGCCTCCTCCCACTCCGGCGAGCCGGGCGTGAAGGTGCCGAGCAGGACGCCGGTCGGCGTCACCAGTTCTGTCGAGGCGGTCATCAGAACGGTGCCTCCTCGAATCCGCGGCGGCGCCAAAGAGGGAGGCGCCAGGTGCGGATGTCGTCGAGGCAGGCGCAGCCGTCCCAGTCCGGGCCGTGGCCGGTGGGGACCCAGCCACCGCCGGTGCCGGCGCAGCGGGTGCAGTGCGGGTTGGGGCCTCGGAAGATGTGGAGGGCGCGCTGGTGCCAGTCGATTTCCCAGCGGCCGATGCGAATGGTGCGGCCCATGTGGACCTCCGGAAGGGTGTGGGCTGCCTGGCCGCCCGCGGGAAGGGTGCGGGCAGCCTGAGCGGGGTGGGTGGTGGATCGCCGGGCCGCCGGCCGGGGTCATCCGGCGGCCCGGCTGTCAGGCGGCGCCGACGTCGGCCTGCTTCGTGCTGGCCGGGGCGACGTAGTACGGCGCGCTGTCGAAGAGCCCGTCCTCCTGCGGCGGCATGCGCTTCTCCGCCCGCTTGAAAATGCGGCGCACGGCCCCGTCGCACGACGGGCACAGCGCGATGAGGCGGCTGGCCGGGAGGGACGCGGCGGTGGTGAAGTCGACGCTGGGGTCGCGCGGCACGGCGATCAGCTTGATCTCTCCGATCTTGCTGACGAGCATCCCGTTCTCGTGCGGGCAGCGCATCTGCCGCCCGCGCCGCTCGGGATCATGCTTGCTGCCGCACACCCCGCGGCACTCGCAGCGGTCCCCGGCGGCCCGCATCACCGTGTTCCACAGGGCGGCTCCGACGAGCGGCGGGCGGGTCATGAGACCACCTCTTCCTTCTCGGTCCAGGCCGTGAGCGCCGCCCGCAGCCGCGCGTTCTTCTCGCGTTCGGCCCGCAGGTCTTCGAGGGCGCCGGAGTAGTCGATGGCCGCGGTGTCGAAGTCGGCCTCCAGTCGGACGCGTTCGGCCCGCAGCCGGTCGTTCTCGGCGGTGAGCCGCACGACGGTGCACGCCAGGTCGTCGCATTCGGCGCGCAGCATCGCCGGGGTCTTGCCGCGGTGCCGGGCCCGGGAGCGGACGGCGGCGATCGGGGACCTCATGACGCACCGCCTTCGAGTTCGCGCGCCCGGCGGTGAGGGCAGGCGGGTTCGGTCTGGAACCAGAAGTGCGCCTGGCAGTAGCCGTGATGGTCGTAGTGGCACGGGTCGGGGTCGGTGAAGTCCGCGACGAGGTCCCGCAGCCGCGCCGCTTCGTTCTCCAACCCGACGGCGATGCTCCGGGCCTGCTCCAGCTGAGCGCGCAGCTCCCGCTGCTCCTTGTCCGCGACGGCCTTCGCGGCGTCGGCCAGCACGTCACCGAGGTCGGGGACGACGGGCTGCTCCTCCTGGTACGCCCGCCACGCGCCGAGGAGAGCGGTGCCGTACTCCCTGAGCCGCTTGTGGTCCTGTGTGAGGAGGTCGTCTGTGAGGAGGTCGTCATCCACGGCGCGCCTCCAGCTCGTTCACCCGCTGCTGGACGCGGCCGAGGTTCGCGGCGAACACGGCCTCGGGGTTGTCGACAACGGAGGCGAGCGCGGTCAGCGCGGTGATCGCCACGTCGCACAGTTCGTCGGCGACGTCGGCGGCGGTGTGGGTGACGCCTTTGCGGGGGTTCTGTCCGGTCATGCCGATGTACGCCTGGGCGGCCTCGCCGAACTCCTCGCCGATCTTCATGATGCGGAGGGCCAGTTCGCCCTCGACGCGGCCGTTCGCATCATCCAGCCACGCCACGAAGCCGCGGATCGTCGGCCACATGCTCGCCGGTTCCGCCTCGCCGTCCTCGACGGCGTCCTGGCAGTCCGGGCACAGTCCGGTGATGCGCCACTCCGCCTCGTACTGGCCGGCCTCGTCCTCGTTCCAGAAGACTCGGGCCGTACCGTCTTCGCTGATCAGCGGCTTGCCGCAGCCGATCGGCGGCTTGAGGCACCGGTTCTCGCGCACCGCGTCGGCGGGCAGGTCGCCACCGGAGAGGGTGGCCAGGGCTTCGGAGATGCTCATCGCGTCCCCCTGAGCGTGTAGTGGCGGCGGTTGTCGGGTCCGTGCGGAGTGAGCCAGCCGCGCGCGGCGGCGGCCTTCAGGTCGTCCTGTGCGGTGCTGCGCTTGCAGGCGATGCCGAGCCGCGCGTACAGGTGCATCGCCGACCCGGACGTGAGCTGGACGTGCGGGGTGCGGCGGGCCTCGGCCAGCAGCACGTCCAGACGGGCAGACTGATGGGTGCGGGCCATCACGGCGCACCGTCCTCGGGGTTGGTGACGGTGACCCCGTCGCGAGTGCGGGACAGGACGCGGTCATACTCGCGCTTGGGGTCGTCCCAGCCGCCGCCCCCGCCGTCGAGCGTGAGGGTCTTCTTGTTGACCCGCTTCACGCGGTAGGTGCTGGTGGAGGTCTTGAAGACGCGGACGGTGACGATGTCGCCGACCTGGAAGTCGGCCGGCTCCCACGGTCGGGAGCGGGTGGCGATCGTGTCGGCGATCTCGGTCCGCGCGTCGGCGTCCGCCTTCGCCCACTTCGCCTTCGCCTGAGCGCGCTCGGCCGCCTTGTAGGCATCGATGGCCCGGTCGGAAGCCGCGTCGGCGCGGTTCTTGGCGCGCCGGGCACTGCGGTACGAGTGGTGACCGACGAGGAGCGGCTGACCGCCGGCGAACCTTCCGTACAGACTGCTGGCGTTCTCGCCCATCCGCTCGGCCTTGGCTTTCAGCGCGTCGGCCCGCTGCTGAAGACGGTCTGCTTCAGCCTGGCGCCGCGAGGCGTCCTTGGAGCTCATGCCGCACCGCCCTCGCAGGCCGGGTGCGTCTCCGGCTCGGCCTGCCACTTCGCGGCCATTGCCTCCAGCTCGCGGTAAATGACCGCGTAGTCCTTGATCGCGCCGTCGGCGTTCTTGTTGAACGGGGTGAGCGTCTGCTCGAAGGTGCGCTGACGACGGATCTTCTTGCCGCACCCGGTGCACGGCACGGACTTCTTCGCGGTCAGCGGGATGCGCTCGAATCGGTGGGTGACGTACATGGTCAGTCCTCGTCGCAGTAGTCGTGGGTGTGGGCGCGGCCGGTCTTGTGCGGCTTCTTCGCCTTCGGCTTGGCGGCCTTGCCGCGGGAACCCCGTGCGCCGGGGCCGGGCTTGAGCGGTGCGGACACCGCCGCCGGGGCCATGGACCGGTCGTCGCAGTCGTCGTCCTGGTCGGTGCACGCCGTCAGCGCGGACGCGGCCAGCAGCAGCGCGACGGACGTGGCGGTGGTGCGGAGCCGGTTCACTGGGTCTCCCTCGGGTGTCGCGGCCCGTGCTGGAGCCGCCAGTTGGTGTGGTCGGTCTGCTGCTGCTCGACGGTCCGGCGGGCCGCGTCGCGCTCGTGCGTCAGGTCGTCGACCTGCTGCTGCAGTCGGGCGATCTGCGCGGTGCAGGCCAGGGCCAGCAGCAGGCACAGGGCGTAAGTGTCAGCGGCGGTCATGCGGCACCGCCGTTCGCGAGGTTCAAGAGCACTGCGGCGTGGCAGTGGTCGGGCTGGCCCGGCTCCGGCAGCGGGCAGGTGCAGGCGAGGTCTTTGCCGCGCAGCAGGTGCAAGTCGGCGAGGATGCGGCGCCGATCGAAGACCTGCTTGCCGATGCGGTAGGTCTGCTCGTACCAGCCGCCCGCGGTGCCGACGCGCAGCCACTCGGAGTAGGTCTCCGCGACGGCGCGTCGGGGGTGTGACCACTCCGCTTCGATCGCGTCCTTGATCGTGAATGGGTTGCCGAACCGGGACGGCCTGCTGACAACCACGCAGTTGGTCGGCTTGCGCCAGCCCTCGGCGCGCCGGAGCTGGATGCGGATCGGGCTCACGCGGCCCTCACCTCCGCCAGGGCCGGGGCCCACAGCTGCACGACCGCCTCCGGTTCGGGGCGGGGCTTGCCGTACTCCGGCTCCGGCCACGTGAAGACGATCGCGATGCGGGCCGGGTCGTCGACGTCCAGCAGCCGCCACGTGCGGTGCTCGCCGACCAGCGCCAGTACGGTCATCGCGTCGTCGGGATCGGCGGTGGACAACTTGCCGGAGATCAGCGGCAGGCCGTCGGCCGTCGCGCCGATCTCCCAGCCGCAGGTGTCCGGGAGGCGGGCATCGTCCTCCGCCAAGTCGCGGAAAACCCGGGCCGCCACCGCCACCAGGCGTGCTTCGCGGGTCACGACGCACCTCCACAAGTCCAGTCGGGGTAGTCGGCGGCGGTGCTGCAGCACTCGGGGTGCTCGACGGCCAGCCGGGCGAACGCGGCATCGGCGGGGTCGACGGCGTGGTTCTGCTCAATGAGCCCGTCGCGCACCCGGCGGCAGTGCGCCTCGGTCGCGTTGTCCACGATCAACCGCTTCTCCAGCCGGTCCCACAGCGTCGCGAACACACCGTTCCGGCCGATCACGTACCGCTCTTCCTGCGGCGCCTCGATCGCGGGACGCGGGGTCGTCGTCTTCACCGCTCACCCCCGGTGCGGGCGAGAGCGGTGCTGGCGTCACGCCGCGCCTGCTCCAGCAGCAGACTCTGCTTGGCGGCCAGGACGCGCAGTCGGTCGACCTCGGCGGCCAGCTCGTACCCGACGGCACGCAAGACGGCGGCGGGAGTGGCCTCGTTCCACAGCAGGTCGTCGATCTCGGCGCGGCGGGAGGGGGACAGTTCAGGCATCGTCGCCACCGCCCTCGGCGGCGTCCGCCATGCGGCGGAGCGCTTCGGCGGCAGCCCCGCCCTTGTACTTGTGCTCCGCCCGATCGGCGCCGCTGACGTCGGCGGGAAGCGTGTCCAGCTCGTCGGCCGCCTCGCGCAGCACCTCGGCACGGACGGCGTCGAGCTTCGCCCGCAGGTCCGCGAGCGTCCCGAGCGGCGCCGTGTCGGCCCGGCCGTACTCGTCCAGCAGCTCGTCGCGGGCGCTCATGCCGCACCGTCCTCGGCGGGGTGGTACTCGACACGGCCGTCGCCGTACACGGTCACCGCGGACACGGTGCCCTCCGCCGCTACCGGCATCCCGTGCGTGCTGTGCAGGACCACCTGCAGCTGCGCGCCGAACGCCGGAATGATCTCGATGCGGCACGTGTCCGGGTCGATCCGCTCAACCAGCGGAGACCTGGGAGTAGGAACAGAAGGGGTGGGAGATGATGGAGACACGATCTGCCTCGTCTCTAGGAGATGGTGAGAGGTGGATCCAGGCCCCGGCTGCCGGGCTTAGGCCCCCGGCGGTTGGGGCCGCATGCCGCTAGGCGGCGGCCTTGACGGGCCGGGCTCGGTCGCTCGGCCTCGGGGCGGTGCGCTCGAAGTGACGTGCCAGCGTCGCCCGCTCTTTGCGGCTGACCACGACGCGGTAGCCGTGCTTCCGTCCGATGTCGAGCTTCTTGAGCACGCGGCGAATGTGCGGAACGGAGCACCTGAAGACGTAGGCCATCTCCTGGACCGTGAGGTACTCCGCGTTGGGATCTTCGGGACGCCTCGGCGTGTGGTACTTGAGGTACTGCTGGTTAGCCATGCCTCTCCTCGTCGGACTTCGTGTGGGGGTGAGGGGCGAGGAGCCGCTGGTCGCCGGGCGGGAGGCCCAACGCTGTCCGGAGTGCGGCATATCGCCCCGGTCGCATGTGCCTACGGTAGCCGGTTTCGAGGTGGTTGAGATAGCGCCGGCTGATGCCCGCGCGCTCGGCCAGCTCGGCGGTTTCCAGCCCCGCTGCCATGCGTCGTTCGCGTATTGCCGCCCCGTTCACCCGGTAGGTGGGAGGGGGTCTGTGCATACTTAGAAGCTAGCGCTAGTTAGCCTGAATGCATAGCCCCTTAGCCTGACTTTCTCGCGCCGGTTAGCCCAACCTCGCCGCGAGGCGGGTAGCTAGTGGTCAAGGGGAAGTGAAATTCGGCCCACCTAGCACCCGGTCCTACCTGGTCCTAGCCGGTCCTGCGATGATGACCGCATGGCCTCCCCCACAGACCTGGACCGGCTGGCGCGCTACGTGAAACAGCGCCGCCTGGAGATGAACCTCGCGCGGCTGTCGGCCGCCAACGCAGCTGGCATGTCCAAAGACACCTGGGCACGCGTAGAGCGCGGACAGCCCGTCCGGGAGATGAACTACACGAAGATCGACAAAGTCTTGGAGTGGGCACCGGGCAGCTGCCTGGCGGTAGCGTCCGGGCAAGAGCCCGTTCCCCTCACGGGCGAGCTAGCCCCCGGCCACTACGGCGCGAAGGTTACCGAGTCGCCGGACACCGCCACCGACGCGACCGCCGTGGTGCGGCGCGTGGTGGAATCCGCGTCGATCGCCATGACCGACCACCTGACCGCGCAGGAGATCCGCGACCTGAGCGCCCGCATCGCGGCCGACCTCAAGGCAGAGGGCATCATCTAAAGATCAGCCCTCCGCAGTACAACCATCTCGCAACATGGCACAGCCGGGATCACTTTGGTCCTAGCCGGTCCCACCAGTCGTTGAATGTGGCACAGTCGAAGGACACACCTTGGGGGGTTCCCCGAACCCGAAAAGGGGGAGCCATGGTGCGCGGAGAGCTGTACATAGCCGACTATGGGCCGCAGTTCACCGGATGGATCAAGAGGCGGGCCGAGAGGATGGTCTGCGTAGCAACACCCCGGGTCCAGACCGACGCAACGGCTCGCGCAGCGATCCGCGAACTGGTCCGGAGGGAAGGAGCGGACTGCGCCGAGTGCGGTGGCTGCCTGATCGCAGAAACGATCGCGAAAGCCAGCTAGCGCAGTCCAAGACCGATCAGAGGCCGGCGGTCCACCCGCCGGCCTCCGGTTTATCTCACGGGAGGGCACGTGGCACGCAAGGTTCACCAGCACATCTACACCGAGTGGCGCGGCGGCACCTGCCGCGTGAAGTGGTGGTCAGGCGAGTACCACGCCAACGGCCGCAAGAGGTACGAGAGCAAAGGTGGCTTCCTCGACGAAGAGGAAGCCACCCAGTACGGCCAGGACAAGCTGTACGAGATCCGGCACGGTACGCACGTCAGCAACCGCGACGGCGCGACTTCCATGTCGGACTGGTTGGACAGCTGGCTCGCAGCCATGGATCACCGGCTTCTGACCGAGCGCAACTATCGGTCCATCATCGAAAACCACATTCGCCCTTTCTTCGCCCGCTGGAGCGTCGCTGAGATCGACGTGCTGGCGTACCGCGCGTTCAAGAAGCACATCTATGGCGTCCTCAGCGAAAGCTCCGCCCAGGTCGTCATGGTCGTCCTGGGCATGATTCTCGACGACGCCGTACCCAGGCTGATCAAGGTCTCGCCCGTCGAGCGGACCCGGCGCCGTGGCAAGTTCACCAAGAAAAAGCGGGAGCGCAAGCGGGACATGAACCCCTCGGATGTCGAGCAACTGGCGCGGAACGCAGAGGTGCTTCTCGGTCTCTCCGGCTACGCGTTCGTCTGGACGATGGCGATGACGTGCATGCGACCTGGCGAGCTGTACGGCTTGACGAGGGAGTACTGCTACCCGAACTGGCCCGGCAGCGACCCGCGGACAGACCCAGAGGAAGAAGAGCGGTACGAGGAGGACATGCTGCGCTACGGCAAGGGCGGCGACCTGATGCCGGCGATCCGCGTCGAGCGACAGGTCCAGCACGGCGAATCCAGCCTGGAGTTCTTTTCGCCGAAGTACGACAGCTACCGCACGCTGGTCATCCCGCCCTTCCTGGCCGAGCTGCTGGAGAAGCTGCTCGCATCGCACGACAGCAAGTGGGTGTTCCCGGCAGTCATGGGGGGTTCGCTCGGCGCAGTGAACTTCGACTACCGGTACTGGCGCCCGATCGCCGATGGCGCCACCGAGAAGTCGAGGCCCCGGGCACGGAGGGTGCAGCCAGAGATTCCTGCCGTTCCTGCGTTCACAGGGAAGCGCTTGTACCTCATACGGCACGGAGGCAAGGCGTGGCTCGATGAAGACGGGCACTCGAAGTTTGCCGTAGAGAGTCGGATGGGGCACGAGGTGCCCGGGGTCGCCGGGCTCTACTCCAACGTCACGGTACCGATGGAGCGTGCCATCATGGAGTCGCTGCAGCAGCGCTGGGAGCGGCTGCAGCAGGACCTACGGACGGGAAAGGTAGAGATCATCTCCCACCCGTTTCCCACCTCGGGCGTCGCAATCAAGGAACGTCCAGTTCAGAGGCTTGCTGCCTCTTAA